CCGTTTCCGTTGTTCTCAGTAGACTTTGCTCGTTTACCACCTCGTTTTTTCTTTGCAGGCGCACCCGTTCCGTCAGCAGAGGCTGATTCAGCATCCTTCTTTTTATGTGAGCCTTTCGGGTTTTTTGGATTAGTATCTTTTGTATCGTTCACTTTACTTTCAGCGTTGCCATCTCCAAACAATACATTATCCATAGCTGTCGGCTCGGTTGGTTTTGGGTTTTCCTCGTTTTTTTTCTTATTGTCCTTCAATTCAGCCGTAGATACAGTCTCGTCAGGGGAGTTCATGAACGCTGCAACATCCCCTTCAAGACTCGCAAGGTCAATATAGTTGGCTGAATCGTCGCCAACATTCCCTACGGCGAAATCATCATCGTCTGGCAAATCGTTAACGTTAATTCCTTCAATCAAAACCCTCGTATCACCTTTCATCATGCACTCACGATAAAATTCATCTATAGTTTATATTGCAGAACCAACGTCATTTTTGGTACCGTACAAAAAGAGCCACCATCACATAGACGGTGGCCCTTAATATTATTTACGCTATACTAGGATACCCCAAGTGTAGTCTTAATTTTTCCCTTGCAAGTATCACTAATACACTTGGCGAATTTAGCCCCGCTCAACTTACTATTTGGGGCAGGTGCCTTGTAATTTTCTTCCAAGTATTTTATAGCTCCATCGTATGTCGGGTTATCAGTTGACTGCTGATATTCGAGTACAAGAGGCTTAGCGAACACCCAGTTCCGTGCCATGATAATATCGGCAAGTTCATCTTTGTATACACCCTGCATTGTATTAACGATATCATTGACATCTTTCGGGGTAAGGCTGTATTCCTTCTGAGTATCAGCGCTATTCAGGCTATACGCAATCCATGAAGGCCTTACACATCCATGGGCACTGATAAATTTATCAACCAACTCCTCCAGGATTTTCTTGGTTTTCACATCACTACTGGTCGCTTTCAAAATTTGAGCATTGCCCATAGCCTTCAACTTGGATGCGAGTGCAGTATTGATGGAAATGCCAAGGCTTCCGGCAAGGTCAACAAAGTCGTCTGGCAGCAAATCAACAATCCTGCGACCGAGAGCACTATCAGGACCGTATTTAATCAAGTCGCTTGCTACTGTGGTAACAAGGTCTCTTACACACTGCCCGTTAATCGGCTCGCCGCCAAAATCAATCTTCGTTTTCGGCCTGAGACTTTCATCATTGAAGTTGCTTACACGCCATGCACAGTATGCGATGGCAGATTTCATCACAGCAGAGACCTGAGAACCACCGTACAACAGCTTCAAGTAATGAAGTTTTTTCATAACCTGTGCCGGGACTACTTTATTCTCGTAGTCCTCATGCCATTGGCCAAGCTTCCGCATGACATCATCAAATCTATTCTCCAATGCAATGCAGCCCAATGCGTTTCTTATCTGGAAACGACCGAAAGGAATATCCTTATCACCTTCGTTAAGCCAGTACACTCTTGTCACGATGTAATCCTTAGCCCTTTGCTTAGTCTCTCCTTTCTCGTTAACGTAAGTTTCGTAGTTGACCGTCTTTACATCAGATACTCGGGTAGTTCCATTGACATGCACCAGAAGCGTATCACCCTCATGCAAGATGGTGCTCGCAGTAATGCGCATCGTGCCATCGTCATTCACTCCAATGACATCCATCGTTTCGTTAAAGTTTATGGCACTACCTTCCTTTAGGTCAGGGTTTCCTTCCCTATCCATATCAGCAAGAATATCTTGCAGCTTATTATCGTCAGCAGCGTCATCACTGATAACGTTTTGAATCAAGTCATCTACACTGTTCGTCGGATAACCAGTTTTTCCACGCAGGAAATTCCTAGCGCTTGTAGCAGGGTTGTTATTAGACGACTTGTTGAACACACCTGTTGCCAATGCGAGTTCCGCATCAACATTTACAAGCTCGTCCAGAAGGGCGTCATCGACAAGATGGATTCGACCAGATTTAACTCCCTCAGAGCTCAAAGCCTTCGCCTGCGAAGCGAGAAGCTCGATAAACTCCTTACGGTTATTTCCGAATCCACGGCTGCCTGCCGCATTGAGGATTTCTCTTGCAAGCCTGTACTCCAGCAGTTTCAGCTCGGATATACGATACCTTGCAAGCGTATCACCCTTAAAGGTATTCATCACCTTTCCGTTTTTATCCCTTACAGGATAGTCCTTGAAGAATTTCTTATTTGCAGTTTCCTTATCAAGCGTGTCTTGGTCACTCGACTTATTCATGATGTCAACGGCGGTCGGGTACCTACTTCCATATTCATCAAGATAACGCTCAAAGTCAGCCTTAGCCTTTTCGAAAGTAATGTTTATTTGTCCAACTTCCAATGCCAGAGTTTCATCGTCTCGAATATCAAAGGCCAATGTACCAGCATGTACCGCCTTAGCAACATTCTTGTTAAGGCCGATAACTTCACGGTCCCTACCTGTTTCCTTTGCGACATCACGACGACCATAAGCAGCGCCAGACGGAGAGGCATCACGGGCTCTAGCCTTAAGTCCTTCTTCGTAATAAGCGAATGCCGTGATAAGTCTTGCGTTGTTATTCACTAGCACGGTCATCGGATTCATTACGACCTCTCTCATAACCGTATTAAGAATACGGACATCAAGCGCTTGCAGAGGCTCGCCATTAGACAATTTGTTCACCGTGTTAGTGAACGCACTGTACAATGTTGCAAAATGCTCGTTTACGACAGTCTTTTTTCTCTGTTCTTCATTGTTCAGCGTCTGCTGACGATAAGTCATCTTGGTATTACGCTTACTGTGGCCAACAGTGTTGTATTCTTCGGTAAGGTCCATAAGAGACTTGAAGAAGCTATGCACCTTATCCAAGTTAATATTATCGCCATCAAACGTATAAGGCGACTTGACACCCTCAGCTTCGACAAAGCGGCCAATACCATTCGAATAAACATCTTTAATGTCATCAGCAACCTGAGCATATTTACCTTTCAAATCCGCTTTATTGAAATACGACTCCAACGCAGAGAGTTCATTTTCGGAAATACTCTTATACGGCATCGCATCAATACGAGAAACATCACCTATACCGTTACGATAGTCAATAGATAGGCTGTCTTCTGGAACAGTCTGTCTCAGTCTATTCATCATAACACGAAGAGCGTTGCTCTCACGGAACGCATCGGTAAGCTTACCCAGTTCCTCAGACGCATTGCTTTCGAAGTTATAGACGCAAAAGTCAATAATAGCGTTTCCGGGACTGTCAAAACCTTTAACAGTTGAAGCGACAAAAGGAACTATCATTCCCCCGGCATCAACCTTCATGCCCAATGCATCCCTACGAATGGCATCTCCATTCTTCACAACGATATCGGCAACCTTAGCCACATAATCGGTATCATTATGAATTTTCTTGTTTATTGCCGCATAGATTTTAACCTCATCTTTAAGCTGTTTCTGAACACTATCCTGTCTAGCATTATCCATACCACCCAAGGCACTCTTGCTAACAGCATTCAGCGCATCGATTTTTTCCTGCAATTCATTTGCGAAATTATCATTGAACGAATCAACAAGAGTATCACGGTCGAACGCAGGGTTGACATCATTCTTTGATGCATCCTCGGCGGCATATTTAACCATCAAGGCACCCATTGTCGGAATAATCTTCTTGTCGATATCATCATATTGACCCGTGCCAAGATATCCACGCAACACTTGCTTGGTAAAGTACATCGGTGCCGGAGATGCATCGGCATCATCCCCAAGGAGACTATCCATTCTGATAGTATTGTCGTCAACATCCGGGCTAGCCGCAACCGCATCGTTCACGATTCTCAAGAACTGACGGTTAAAGTCAAACTTATTACGAACATTGATGTCATTCTTGACAAGATGCGCTATTTTGATGCCAAGTTCACCATTGTTTTGCAGGTAGAGCAACTTCTCTGCGAGCTTATCTTTAAGCGAGTTGACCTCGTCCGCAGTAAGAATAGCATTTCTTTTGCCACGAGTAACTTCATCCAAAGCTTCCTGGTACGCTTGCTTTGCTACCATCTCATCCTTATTACCCGGCGTCGTGGTATCTACAGGCTCCCCTTGCATGTCATCGGCATCGGTTTTCCTTCCGTTGATTTCTTCACTATCACCAGTTTCTATCGGATAGTCTTCAACCTCAACCTTGGTAAACCTATCTTTCAACCGATTAATGAAGTCATCGAAATCACGGAACTTGATATCTTCGACCGCAGATGCAAGTTCTACAGTACCATACTTTTTGTTCAATTCCTCGATTATGGCGTCTTTCAACGTCTGTGCGTCGTCCGCATCAAACGGTGCATACTCTTCCGAGAATACCTTGGCATATGCTTTCTCAAACGCATCGTGCAATACATCAATATCACTATCGCTGAACTCATCTTCGCTATTAGACTCGGTATCCTCATCGACGGCAGCTGACTCATTTGCATCTGCATCCATAGCCTTAGCCGCTTGCAGCATCTTCTTGTAATCCCAGTCTTTCAAATTCCACCTATTCGGAGCAACTGCATCCAAGATTTCTTCAACATCATCTGTGGAGTACCAGAGAGTGCTGTCAAGGTTATACATATCCTTCAAGTGATTGACAATACGCTTCGGCACAGCATCCTTATTCACCGTATCGAATGTCGGACGGACCCATTTAAAGTGGCCTGTCTGAGGATTATACTCTTCGTAATAAAGGACCAACGGCTTTGCTGGGTTCACAAACGGCTTTATAGTATCCGCCCTTTCTTCTGCTTGCTGCATCGTGCTGGACAGAATCTCATCAAACAACTGAACTACGCCAGACATATCCGTCGGAGAAGTGAAGTCCACCGTCATGCCCTCAGACTTCATGGACCTCAATGCTTCCAAAACCTTCTTAAACGAGTCGTTGGCTTCCTTCGAGTTGAACATGATTCGGCCAGCCATTCCATGCTTAGCAACCGCTTCACAATACTTTCCGATAGGAGAGTTCAGCACGTCGTTTACACTTGAATTGATGACATCATGGTCATGGAGACTCAATCCACGACTCAACGTCTTCACCGTCTCGTTGTTCACCATATTGCCATCGGCATCTTGTGTTGCCACAAACGCCATACCGTGCGGGATAGCAAGGAAGTATACATGTCCCTCGCCCGTACTTTTAACTTTTCGGGAAATAATGTTCTTCAAGTCTGTTTTCGCAAGAGTCTTATCAATACCCGGAAGGCTCTGAATGTCGTGGGAAGCACCATCAACCGTCTTGAAAACGAATCGTGTTTCGGCTTCAAATCCAGTACGTGTAGTCACATTCTCAATATTTTGTGCAATATGGGTATTAGCGCCGACATCCTCACCCATCTGGATAGATGCCTTCATTTCGGACAGCCATTCATCGATAGGAACGTCTTCATCACGAAGGCGTTCTACGGCAGGGGTAACCCTCTTGGTATCTTGTCCTTTGACAACGATGCCAGCACCGATTCCCATGTCAACATGAGCCGTGTTAACAGCACCGTTTCCTGTAAATTCACGGCCAGTGTTCGTATTCTTACTCGGCATTCCTTCGGCAACGGCGACTGCACGAAGATTATTTTTGTCTGCAGCAGACCTCTTTGGCTGTTCATTAAGCGCCTTATCCAAGTTAATACTATCAACCACATCTCTTTGAGAAACCTTATCTTTATGATAAGTCACCCATCTATCGCCATGCTTGTTGAATATATCACCATGCCCAGCAGCGACGCAATCACGAATAAGAGACTCGTCCCTGAGCATTTCAATAAAATCTTTAGTCGAAATAGCAAGAACCTTATTCTGCTGGTCAACACCAGTCGGCTTACCGTTTTCTTCCAATTCATCGGCTATTGCCTTATATTGGTGCTGTCTAAGAATGTTGCAGAAAGCATCCATAGAACTACCAGGCAAGGCAAGCATATCCACTACATATCGTGGATATACAAGAACGTCAGGAATGTTCGCCGCAGTAAGCCTATCAGGGGACACCACCTTCATTTGAGACTCGCCCATGTTGGCAAGAGAACCCCAGTTCGTCTGAATTCCATCTAAGCTTCCAACGATAGGTTCCAATGCGCTCTTTGCCACATCATGCGTCTTTCTCGTAAAGAGTTCCTTCACGCTAGAAGCATTGTCTCGCTTATCGCTGGCCTCCTTCCTCATCTTGCGGGCATTATCCATGAAATCGAAGATGTATTTAATGAACGCAGCATAGAGCACGGTATCATCGAAGTCGCCGTAGTTCGGAACACTGGCCTTACCAGAAAGCAGTTTATAGTTCCTTTCCAGGGCGTCTTCAAGCTCGACATACTTGCTGCCGGATACAACGTTAAGCATCCTCTCATCTTGTCGTTTTTCTAGCGTGGGCTCACCCTTTTCGTTCTCTTTAACCACAAAGCTATTCTCTGCCAACTTCGTCAATTCCGTACCGATAAGCTTCAAGAAAAGCTCGAATACCTTCGGGGCATCGGCGATACCATCTTGGCCAACACCGCATTTAACTGACGCAACAGCAGGATACTGTCTTGCGTACTTTTCAAGGGCTTCCGGGGTCCTTGCAGATTTGATGAACACACTGCGAACACGACTCTTCGGGAGAATGCTTGCTGCAAGTTCAAGCAAGAATGCATTGTCTTTTCCATCATATGTGTCGGCAGCCCATTCGAACGTGATTGGCTTCAATACCTCCCTAGTATTGCCGTTGCCATCCGTTGTCGTCGTAACCATGGACCTAATCTTTGGCGAAGCAGACTTCTGCGCCATTTCCAATGTAATCGGGAACTTGTAATCCCTGAGCGCTCTAAAGTTGTCTCCAGCCTCGCTCTTCATTTTCTTGTCAATCTCGGCAGAAGACATTCCTTCGAGCAAAATTTGCAGCATATTCATACTAAAATCCCTGTAATGGACTCAAATTCACATATAGTTTATATAACGACATTAAAACCGATATCGAAAAAAGCGGGCATAACCCGCTTTATTTTAAACCTGACCTCGTATCAAGGTGCTTGGCTAGTCGCCCAACACCTCGAACTCACGGGGCACGTTACGGATAGGCAGGTTGTGTTCCCTTATCACATCCACATACGTCTGCAATGCCTCTCGGTAGTCACTGTGCTGGTCAGCATCACCGCCCACGCTTCCGTTAAGCAAGGTTTCAACGGTAATGGCGACCCGAAGGTGCAAATAGTCGCATTCAAGGCCAAGGAATTGGTCTTCGCTGCCCCACCGTGTGAATCTAGGTTCGAACAGGAATCCATTGTTGTACGCAATAACGTCCTGAATAGCACCGACCCTCATACAAAACCCGCAGGAATAGAAGGGATTGCATAAAATACCCGTATCCACCAATGTAGCCCCGCTCAGCGGAACGAATATCTTATGATGACGGGCGTCGTGCTCACAGGAATACAGCATACAGTCAATATGATTGCCACGCATAAGGTCAAGAACACGTTCAATATTGTATTCTGCCGGATAGCGGTCCCCGTCGAAGAACTCCACATAGTCGTCATAGCTCGGTCTGAACGTGTCCAGAATATACTGCAATCCTGTGTTTCTGTTCATGCCCCTATGACCCGCCGACGGCATAACGACATAGCGACAACCAATGGCATCACACTCCTTAATGTCATCTGCGGTAGGAGCATCAAACACGAACACGGTCTGCTGGTCGTGAGGAAATCTTCCGATATTCTCCGTTTGATTATGCGACAAAATTACACGATAGAGCATTAGTACCCCATAACATATATTTTACCGTCAATTTTCACAAAGTATGCAGTAGCCGTTGCCAACACAGGGGCCTGAATACTCTCGCCAGCAGTTGGTCCCCAGGCAACTTGTTTATTTTCCGTAGGAACCCTATTAAACGTAGGACGGATATAATGGTTAGAAGAGTGGGTTGAATCCGCCCATCGGTTAGCAGTAACAGAACCACCGTTGTTGTTATAGAAGTATATGTAGAAGCTTCTATCATCCATGCCGGGTGCAAGCATACCTCCAGCGTGAGTCCCATCTACATCCATAATAGATTCGCCGTTGCTAACCCTCGCATTAGCCCGGATGTTGATAGTAACCTCATAAACGACACCTTCCAACAAATTATCCGTTACAATATAAAGTCCTTTTTCAGGATTCTCAAATGTTGCAACGTGAGGCGCTGTTCCTTCAGGGTCGTTATCAAAAATACCTTCTGCCACGATTTTATGCCATGTGTTCCAGATTATTTTGTTACTTCCGTTCGGGCGAAGACCCAATGGATTTTGTGAACCATCTGGGTGGTCGTATGCCACGACATCAGACCTGTTATTATATACCGTAAACTCACCATCCTGCAAAACAGAGTATCTAACACAGGGCTGGGGAGAAGCGCTCACTCTGGCACTAGATATCGTAACGTACTGATTATTTCCACGATATGGGACAATCACGCCATCGTCCTGTATAATAATAAGGTTAGCACTATTACCGCTTCCGCCCGGTTTCCATGCAACGGTAGCGACATTATCCTCGGTTCCAACGACAGTAAGCACGTCATTTACAGAAGGAGCCCTGGCACCGTCTACTCCACGGTTGCCCAGAACCATCTTGTTCATATACATGCCGATACCACCCAGCGACCATATCATCGGGTAGTTCTTGCTGTTTCCCGTGATGAAGGAGCCAAACTCCGTAATGTAAGAGCTTGCCGAGTTCTCATTTGGGCCAATAGTAGTGCCATCCAATCCGCCGAGGATTAGCTGATTGTTTATGCTTGCCGCAAGAGCCAGCGAACCGTAGATGTGCAGGTTGTTGAAGTGCAGCTTTTCGGTTGTGCCGCCAGCCAGTGTAATCAACCTACCAACCAACGTACCATAGGATATGTTAGAACGGCTCAGGACATGCCTTGTACCCGACTCGTACACATATGAACAATCACTGAGAGCAATGCTAGACTCCGAAAGTTTCATCACTCCGTATTGAAGGTTATGCGGCACTTGTCCTTCCGCAGATTCCGTCAGCTGCACAAGGCTATATCCAAGGGATATGTCCATGAAGTTAATTTCACTTTTTTTCACGTCACCTGTGTAGATATAGTTACTTGTAATAGCCGAACCACACAGCTTGATTCTGCTGTGATTGATGGCTACGGAATCCAGCGTCCTATCCTTATACCAGCTATTGAGATACGGCATCAGGGTAGATGAATAACCATCATATATTGCAGATATTTCAGAATATGCCGAGTGGATGTTGACTATGCCAGCCGACGTGAGTGACACACGGCTGTAATTTACACTACTAGCCTTAGCATCTTCGCCTGACTTACGCCAGAACTGTGTGTTATATCCGATAATATCGCTATAACAAACGTCCGCACGGTCGTCGTATTCCGACATAGATGGAAGTTCGTCCTTGTGGTCGTTTGTAAACGTAACCCTAGACATGTAAAGTGCAGGGAGATGGTGGCTATAGAAGGCAATCAAGTCAGAATAACATACCACTCGGTTAAGTGCTGTAGACTGGCCAATCACTCGGCTGTCGTACATCTCCTTGACATCGAGGGAACGCCCGATGATACTTGACTGGTATGCCCTCTCAATGGAGCTAACTTCTGCAAAAATTGCACTCGTCACGCTGCCATAAACGAGCGTACGTTCCGCCACTATCAATGCACGGCATGTCGGGTAAGCATCTCTCGCTCCTATAATATTGTTAGCACCAGCAACCGCAGAGAACACCGCACCCGTCAACTCGTTACTGATTCCGTTCAATACGGTATTGTAATGTGAGTCGGTAATCTTGTTATCCATTCCGCTGAGGATGGCATTATAGTGGGCCGATGCCATCATAACGCTGTTCTTACCAGCATTAAGATTATGGTCGCCTGCACTGACGCTGCCTTCCATGAGAGCGTATGAGTCATAACCGAGCTTATACTTGGGGATGCCATCGGATATCTTAACTGCATCGGCAACACAAAGGACGCCTACATAATTAAGGGCTGATTCAAACTCAGGGAAAGTCGGGTTTTCAATAATCGTGAATTTCTTACCATCAAACTCGACCACATGCCGAACACCTGTGTAGTCATCACCCTCGTCGATAGCCAGGTAGATTGCTTTCGTTGCGTTATATACAGACGTTCCGCCTCGGCCTCTCGTAACTCCACCAAGAGGGCAAACATCTCCCGTTCCTCCAGTGATTTGATTGTCCTCAGCATCTGTCCAGTATGAGGACGACCTGACCTTGTCAATAGACTCATCGGTCGTATTGGCAATAATCGCATTCCAGTCATCCATTGTCGGAATTCTCCAACCAGTAGAAGACAACTGTTGGCGAATAGCCGGAATAGCGAAGTTATCATCGTCATTATACCGCTTTATGAAGTTATACATCTGTACTTTCGGGAGTTTCAGTTTCTTAATCCGCAGGAACTGATATTGGCTATAATCCCGAGTGTCATCAGAGTTAATAACATAATAAACATGATACTTACGCTCTTCGACACCAATTTCATAGTTACTGAACGGGTTTTGTGTCAAATCCATTTCAGCAACGAAGTCAGACCTATCGTCCAATTCAGGCGGATACCAGCCGACCCTAGTGATGCCATTTTCCGTCGTCGAAATTTCCGTCGGAGTCCTGGTTATCGTAATGTACGGCATGTCATAACCCCTTGCGTCACGACCATCGCCGCACATGTCAGTAACCGTACCTATTGCATCGACGTAATCATTCGACTCAACATCCTCTGGATAATCATACGATTTTCCAGTCTGGTTAATGAACGAATAAATTTCATAATACAGCTTTGTACGGAGCCACAACTTGCCGAATCGAGCAGCATAACCTTCACCCTCGATGTTACTGCTTGGGGTCATGTCAAAATACACATGCTCATCAATCACCGCATCACCCAGTGAACCGATTCCGTCAGCATATGTAATATCTCCATAGAATGCCGAATATGAGTCCGATTGTCCATCGGTTGCCTTTCTTGCATAAATTCCGTGACCCGAAGGTTGCTGTTGGGGATATCCGATTCCCCCAAAGTGAGGCATATTATCCGAATACACATCGTCAATAGCCTTGCCTTCATCTACGGCAAGCCTGTTCCTGACCGAGTTGGAATTATAATCCTTGGCATCGACCAAGTTTCTAAGGCCTGTGGATACCTTGTCATTAGACTTGATTTCTTCTGACTTGGGACAACAACCCTGCTTGGCATTCTTCTGGTTACGGAGATAGCCCATCTCAATCTGCATGTTGATAATAGCTTCGCCCATAGCGGCATTTGCGACAAGCTGGTTCTTATACCAGTCAAGGGCGTCGTCTTCATACAGGTTATAGAACACGGCGCTTTCACGGATTACAGAAGAATCCTCTGCCGCAACAGAGAGGTCGATGAAAATATCAGACTGGAATTCAGACAGACCGTCACCCGTGTCGCTCAACGTGACCGGGGAATCCCATTCGCATACGGCGAACAGGACAGGTTCAGCCTCGGTATCAATCTGGTACTGGGCCGTCATGTCACCACTGTCGTCAGAACAACCGTACTGCCTCATCGGAACGGCATATATACCGATACGGTTGAATTTAAACGAAACCTGCTTTGTATTGAACAGAGCCAACTCATCTTCTGTCGCCAACGGATTCATTGCAGTGACATCTCCGTCACCATCTTTGAAATATACACCGTCCTCAGCGTTTCCGTTCAATTTCAAGTCAACTTTAAGCCTGATTCCAGTTGCATACTCGTTGTCTGCCGTCTTGGTCGTGCTCGTCACCGAGTAGTCGCTAAACGGGAAATACTTGGTGGCCTTAGACATGTTTCTGCATCCTGTATTCTCGTCATACAGGAGGCCTGATGCGTTTACCGGGGCGCAATACTTGTTGAAGTTAGAGATAGAAAGCACTTTCCAATACTGGAGGCACAACTTGTTGTAGTCCTCGTCCATATCGGTCTGCTCATTCTGTGTATATGTATACACGGAAGGGAACCATCCATCAAAGTCCTCTGAAAGCGGCAATCCGTTAGCGTAATTACGTTCATCTCCGTGGGGCACATTCTCCAGGCCCGCCTTGTAGCCTTCATAGTTACGAAAGTCTGTGGATACCCTTGGAACCGTAATTGCACCAACTTTCTCTACTGGATAGAAATTTTCAACACCTTCACTTCCAGAGCCAAGGAATGTGCCCATACCAGTTGTATTCCATCCTTCACCTGCCGCTTTGTATCCAGTATAAAGCAAGGGAGCTGGCAACGGAATTTCAGAATTCGATGTTTCAAATTCGTTTTCGGTTTGAGACGCAGTAACTTCAATACCCTTATAGACACAGGCACCCTTCAATCCATTCTTGTCTCCAACCCACGTAACGAGGTTATTCCTTCCGTTCCCGTCGAGGACATATCGATAGTTCTTCTTGATGTTGCTGTCATAGTTCACCGACTTGAACTTAGAGCTAGCCTTTGTCGTCTGGTAGCCATCTCCATTCATGTCGCCCTGGAAGATATTGTAGATAATATCTCCGTTTTCCGTCAGCTTCGTCATATTAGGGCCAAGCTTTTCTTTAGCTTCTTCCTGCAATTCATCAGGAACGAACGCCAGGGCATACCAGCCAATCCACCAGTGCTGCCCCGTAACCTTGGATGAAGAAGCCAATAGTTCAAGTCCCTTGTTAGTTATCTGTGTTTTTCTGCCTGCCATATCGATAGTCTCTGAAATACAACAATAGTTTATAATGTGGTACAAAACCAAAACCGTACGCTTATAAACTATATTCAGAAAAAATTCAGGAATGATTATGACTAATCGACTCAAACTATTCACCGAATCGGTTTCCCAAATGGACATAGGGCCAGCCGAGGTGAGCGCCCTCACCAAATTATTCAAGGTCTGCCTCGAAAGCGCCCTCATGCTTGATGACGAGGAGAATAAGGAGTACGATACAGACACGTCTGGATACGACTTTAGTGAAGACGACTATTATACCGGGAATAAAAATGAACGTCCAAGTATGTACGATTCCGAGTATGATGACGTTGATGAACCAGATACAAGATTGTCAGGTGAACTCCGTGACGAGCTCAAAACAGACCAGTCCATATGGCGTGACGATGACTTCGGATTAAACACACCACCAGAGCAAACAGAAAATATCGATTACGAATCAAATGTCGGAACCTCGTTGGCTAACGCTTATATCAAGTTTGCCCCCAAGTTGCTCGACAAAAAACTATGCACCGCAGAAGATGTAGACAATATGGGCAAGTTCATCGATTGGCTAATCAAAAAGTTCAAGTCCATCGACGCATCAAAGTACATGCAGCGGTTCGTCAACATGTATAGTCCAGATAACAAATCTAGGTCCAAAACGAAGAAAATCTTAGGCGATGGAGGTGAACTAGACAAGGCATTAGACTTCTTCAGCAAAGGCCAGCCAGTAATAACATTGCTGAAAGAAATCAAGAAGGATTTAGGCGATAAACTCTCGAAGGCATCTCTCTCTAGCGACTCAAACACATTCTCTGGTGCAAAGGACGACACCGACAATGCAATAGCAGGTCTTAATGAACGCCCTGACGACTCAAGCATATTCTCTGTTGCAAAGGACATCAACCGTTACGTTACGCAAAAGTTCAACTCGGTTGATGGCGCACGAGATATCTACACAGACGATGAGTTCGCAGCGGATGACACGGGATTCGACAACAGCACAGAACTTGACGCTTACCTTCCACCAGCGGAAGATAATGTACCCATGGCAGCCGATACAAACACAATGAGCAATTACACCGAAACGAACGCCAAAAAGAACACCGAATCAGAGACAGTCTCCGACACGAACGTCAAAGAGAACACCGAATCAGCGACCGACTCCGACAAGCGTTTTCCAGTCGACACTGACCCAAAAGATGTAGATGACGCAATAACCAGCTTTGTTAACTTCGTCCCGACAGTAGACATCCCGGAGGCTGAGTTGAATACGTTCATCAATGAAGTTGACAACAAAAAGAGAAGCAAGGCTAAGTCCATCGCAGACAAACGTGCCAGTCTCACGCATGAACATCACGGAGATGTAGCAAACGCATCCACATTAAAGCGTGGTTCTCATATATTCGCTGGACTAAAACGTAGATAGCTCCATATTTTAACAAAAAATGCCGACTAAATGTCGGCATTTTTTTTATTCAAACGATGCAGTCACCTTAGGCAGCGAGGGCTTTCCATCCAAGTCGCTCGCATTGATGACAGGAATAGTATCATCCTTCGCTTGGCTCCTAATGTGGGCAATAAGTTTTTTCACCATTGACTTCTGGTAAGCCGAGTAGGAACCTATCTTCGACAGAGGATTCTCCGAGGCAACAAGAACTATTGATACCGCATTCTTATTTGCCGCCTCATCGTTGTATTCAAGGCCGCTGGCATAATAGGCATCCTGGTCAAGCTGTACGAACTGCAAGAATCCAGAGTTGTTAAGTATTCCCGTCTTTGATTCGGACGCTATCTCCGGGTCCCCTTCTATCTGGCCAACAAGGTAGTGGGCACTCGATTGTGAGCCTTCCTTCATAAACTCGTCAGCCATCTCAGGGAACGTCTTTGTATCGCTGATTCCAATGATAATCTTATCAATTTTCTTGTCGAATCTCGATATGAAATTACGGCTCAACGATAGTTCAACCTCGTCAACCTTATTTCCATTAGCATCATTGATAGGCAGGAATGTTGCACTCGGGTCCCCCTCGACTATTACTGACGGTTCGTTTGTCTTATTATCAGCCGTCGGGTTGTTGTACATCTCGATTGTCTTTTCAGACACATGCGGGATAGTCAGGTATTCACTTCCCTGATTCAGTACACCCTTTCCAACAGGCATTGCGGTAAAAATGTCTATGCTAGCCTCGGTCAATACCGCATGTTCAGCAACACCCTCATTGTTGTTAGCCCCCGTTCCTGCATTATGATATGCCTTATCGCTGGTCATCAGTATCTTGCTTTCGCCGTCCCATACGATATGGCCACCGTTAGGGCAATCTATTGTACTCATCTGTTTCGCCCTGTCGTAGTAACGCATGAATCCATCACCGCCAAGGTTGTAAACAGCGACATTAGGATACGAGTTTTTCGCCGTGTAGTTATAGTCAAAGAAACCATCCTTGGACGGAGAAACAGCAACATACCTGCCCTGTCTAATGTCCCCATCGATGAAGTACACTTTCAGATAATACCCCTTCTCCGGGACAGCATTCAGGCAAGTCATATCAGGCCGGACGAAATACTGAGCATCATCATCGATTTCGTCGGTTTCCCCAATAATTCTTGCCTGTACACCACCCCTCAATTCAGGGTCAACCTTGTTCGTCACAACCAAGGCGTCATACAGGAAATGTTCTCTCATTTGTCCCATATATTACCACACTGTGATGTTTCCGTATCGTCGATTTCGTAGTTCATGTTCACGCTAGTCTTACCCGTTGACGTGAAAGTTACGTTATTAACATATATTTTCCCGTGTGGAAGCTCCAAATACTTGATGAAATCATCGAACACAACCTGAATCGGCTTGAAGCACTTGATATTCTTTATCAGGGTACTAAGCTTCTCGTCGCCAACTACACCGTTGTCGAAGTTTGCATCACTGCGGAACTTTACCTTGACGTGCGGAGTAGGAACCCACTTGCTTATCTTACCCTGTTCATAGTCGGCATTTTCACGGGCGCTAACCTGGTCTTCCTCAATGAGTTCATCATAAGGACGGTTAACATCAGTCCACATCGTGATAACCTCGGCAACAAGGCCGAAGGTTTCCATGAGCATTTCAAGACCCGGCTTAGTTCCTCCCAAAGTGTAATACTGCGGGAGGTTAGACACAGTTTCTCTCAAAGCCTTCTCACGAGCTTCCCTCGTTGCGTACATACGGTTTGAATCCACGTCATTTTTCGCATCGGTGATGTCATATCCCATGAAACGAGCAAGGTACCCAATCAGCTCGTAGTCGATTACATTAGCATCCCTCAGATAAATCAAGCGTTCAAGTTTTTCGACCAGAGGATACTTCATGTCAGGTATTCCCTTGAATTTTTCATCCATGTCATATCTAGGTGCGACTGACGCATAGTCATGCTTAGAGTTGAACTGCGGCATAGGCTGTTCAGTCGTATCGAGATTTTCCACATACGGGCTGGCAAAGTTGTAGCTCCTGATATGGAACGGCATTACGTACGAGGATATTCCGTTGTCGATATCCTCGGCAATCATGCGTTCGACTTCCGGGTATGTATACGGATGATACACATACTCATCAATCATTTCATCGGTGCTTGCATTGTCCCACTCGTTGTTGTGATACCTATCGACATCGAGCTTCTTGATTTTCATTATACGCTTTTCCTGACATGGTGTCCACAGACCCTTCTTTACAATATACCTCTTCGGCATGTCGTCATGAAGATTGTCGTACGCAAATACTATGTCACCTTCCTGGAACTCGTATTCACCATTGATGCAATTCAGATACTGCTTATACTGTCCCAAGGTATCGACATCGTCAAGATGCCCTTGATACGGGATATACACGCCCTTGAATACATATCCACCAAGCATGTCAATTTCATCGAGGGCCGTATCAGCGAACTTGTAATGGAACGCCTTGTCATTGATAACCGTCGATACGATTGCATTGTAGTATTTATCGTTCACATACAGAACAATCCTCGTTCCAACCTTGAATCCATGAGGTATCTCGGTTTCCACATAACTCGCCTTGTGCTTTGTATCGATGCTATCCACGATAGGAATGCCATACTTGAATATCTCGTATGTTGACTTACGATTAACCATAACTTCGCTGACGAGGTACTTGAACCATTTACCTTCATTGCATGTCATCTTGCAGTTGTTCACAGGGCGACCTGCCGATTCCTTGATACTCTTCGGCACAACCTTGTATGTAAACATGCGGGCAGTTGACACAGTATCGACCACAAAGCGTCCTCCAAATTCCAGAGGATATACCCCACTGATATACACGCAGCTCTTCTTTGGAACCAAGTCCATCCTGTCATGCACGACGACGGTCACGGTTTCGTTACCGTCAAACGTGATTGATTCAATCAGGTTATCATCTCCCTTTGCACTGGACGGGTTGGTCGAAGTGATGTCCATGATGTTCTGGTGGCTATACAGATAAAACGGAGTCTCGATTGTATCTCCCGAGAGCTCAGTCCAATCCATTATGCCTACCTTGTAGAATGTATCACCCACCTTCAAGACATCGCCGTCTTCAGGAGAAACCATAGAATACGAGTTCTCCAACTTGTTAGATGAACCCGATGCCCCGGTATCATAATGAAGCCATGTACTTCCTGCAAGAGGCACATGAACAGAATCAATCTTAATTCCATACACATAGTCGTCCACGACGACATCAACCTTATGCTTGTTTCCAAGTACGGCGCCTATCCATCCGTTAGTATCATCCGTTGTAGTAGGAGCGTTCAGAATAGTAACCTTCGTATAGGGTGAATATCCGTGCTTATATGCTGTACGCACATACAGATACCCCGCCTTGTATTTCTCATCGGCCTGGTCTTCGGTATAGTAATCTATTTCAGTTATCGGATTGTATATATCACGATATCCAGTAACAGTCACCTTTCCCGACGCCTCGATACTCTCTTCGTCATAATCAGAATGCCTTATGTATGTGAAGGTATCCTGGTCGATAACGGTAATCGTGTCAAACTCGTTTACAGGAGTGTTGAAATCAAACATTTCATACGGGCTTGCTGCTCCACTAACCCGAATCTTACTCTTGTCTGGAAGGTTATGCTTCAACGCAGTCACAGTCACCATATACGAGCCATCCTTGTTTTCGTCGGCAATCAAGCTGACTGGATATACATTCAGCGTATTAGCAAGACCTTTCAACGCAATGCCTTCGCCAGGAATTGTACTTGCGACTGAATAGTTTTCCATATTTTTCAGGACTATGTCATTCTCTTCATACGTCGTGTAGAACTCACAGAAACCCGTCCTAGCTTTACCCGACGTATTGTATGTCGCCATGTTCAACAGGAAGTCTCTATCCTTCCATCCAAAGATAAGTCGGTTATCGTCCGCCTTTTCAATGAACAACCTGTTCAACACATCACTCAACTTTTTATATTGACCGACATCAACCGTATCGCCATAGTCAAGCTGGGAGGTACGGAAAACCCCCGCCATGTAATCATTGTATATCGGTTTACGAGCAATGTCAGCAACGGTATACATGTACGGAACAATAAAATCTTTCTCAATCTCACTCTCGGTTTCGTTACCAGAGATAGGCTTCACCACCCGATATACGGACTTCGTATACGGCCAGTAAATCATGTCACCTACCTTGTATGCGGTTTCTTCTTCATACTTATGGACACGCATCACAACATTAGATTCGTCGGTATACGCACACTTCAATAGATAGGAACCGTCCGCCGGAAGCCAGTAATCCCCTGTGTAGATATCGTCATAGCGATACCTGCATTGTGCCGTATTGCTTTCAGTATCGACTTCGCCAAGTACAGCTCTCGACTTATCATCGAGCCTTGTCAGGAAAGTGAACTCAAATACACCATTCGACAGTACCGGGATAGCCTTGTCGAAATACACATGATACTTCGCACCAGCCGGGTCCATCAAAGTACACTGCTTAATCGTGTACAATTCAGGCTCTGCCGTCCGTACAATCCCATCGTCACCAAGTTCAATCTTACTCAGTAGGCAGAAGTCTCCCGTCTCAGGAACTACTCTACTGTACATTGTCACGTCGCTGTCATCCGTAGTGTCAGCATCATATATGCCCATGGCAGCATCCATAACATACACATCAACTACCAGCGATTTCGCCTCGCTGACAGAGACCCGATTTCCATGTCCTATCGACGGGAACTTCAACTGCGAATTGTCTTTCAGCTTTCTGAAATACGAGCGGCCTTCCGACACAGAATAACTTGCAGTGGGAACATCGAACACATCATCAAAGGCATCCTTCCATGCATCCGATTCAGTGCCGTTGTAGCGATATTCGAAATAATAGTTGCCTCCTGACTCGATTGCAATACTATCCGGGATATCCACAAAGTTCTTTGGCTTTACGTTAATATAGTAATCGCTATCATTCGGGTCTTCCGCATAGCTGTACATATTCTCGAAACGAAGTTCCCCAATTTTCTTATTACTCCTAGTAGTGAATGGATAAACAGTATCGCCTTCGGCGACCTTATCCACATTTATCGAAGCGCTCGGGTCCCATTCTATTATCGAGGTCGTCTTTGAATAGTCGTATCCAAGATGAGAATATGATAGAGCATACTTGTATAGACGATTCGGCGATGTCATGACCCTCACTCGGGACATCCCGCTGTTAAGGTCTATCGGAGTCCTAAACCTTATTCTCATTACGTTTCCGCACGGCTCAGTTTCAAGCTTATAAGCCCCAGATAGAGTAATATCGTTTACACCACTGGTGCCGATAACCTCATTGCTCTCAATCATGAACGTGTCGCCTACATTGAGGTTCACTACATTGGACAACGTCAAATAACCGAACCTAGACTGCGACGGGTTCAAGTCATCAGGGATGAACTCTACCTTTTCTATTCTGTATTCCTGATAAATGTACGAATCCTTTCCGTTGACAAACTCGTACAGCTCCTTGAAATAGAATATTCCTGTCGGAGTATCACCGTTCCATTCGAAAATACCACGGTTACTAACACTATCAATGAAAATCGTGTTTGAAGAACCTGTATTTCCGAGGTAGTTGTACAAGTCAACATCTATGGTGTCAGTACCGATTTCCTCTCTATATTTAGACGAGGCATTTTCGACATCGTTAATCGTGACATCAAACTTGATACTGTACACATTGGCATTGTTAACCTGGCCGACAAAGGATACCACTACCTCGCTCACATCTTTTGGAATAAACTTAATCAGTCTGGGCGCACCGTTAATCATCTTGTTCAGCGTATTCTTGAACGGGTCCTGAGATGTCCTCATCGGGTCAAGAATAAGCATGTTATCCGCCTTATTGACATAATACGGATAAACACTATTATCCTTGAACTGGATATAGACGACATCGCCATCCTTTGACGGGTCACCATCAGGATTACCCCGCATCATATTCCTGAGTACATCCAGCGAAATCGTTTCACTGAACTCTCCTTCATAGTAGATATTATTCTTAGTATAATCCAATGCACCTATCGTATTGTATGTTGCGTTGGTTCTCGGGAGAGACAGATAGTACACATAAAGGTTGTTGCTATCGCATGCCGACAGTTTCTTCGCAAACTCGTCGATGCGCTTCTTCATTTCCTTAGCCGTACTCTCGGTCGCAAAATAGTTGAACGTAAACCTTGTAGAATCTTCAAGGTTCCTGTAAGCGTTATTCAGGTAATCACTGAACAACTGCATAAGCGTAACAACGTCCTCTTCTTCCTTCAAGAAGTCAGGGACATAGTTCATGAAATCTACGAAGCGGAACAAACCGCCATCATTCACTGCAATAGGATTCTTTGCCATTTTCGCCCCTTAAATTTCCCTGTCATAGGAAATCGTAATGTCCTCGGGATGTATCTCGCATTGGACGATTTCGTTATCCATCGAATAGTTCGTTATGTTGCCGTCCTTGTCGATAAGGCTCTTGGCAACCTTGTACAACAAGACATTGCGGACAAGCTTCACGTACTCCAATCCGTAACGGATGTAATCGTACATGAAGTTCCCGTTCTTTTCCACCATGGATGTTATAACGTCAGTATCGATGAACGCCAGCTTATTTTCCTTGGTTATAGTCCAACCTTTTATAGCATTGATGACATCATAATACCTGTTCGCCCTCTCGATATCACCAGTTCCACGAGTATCCTTGTACTTGGCATAAATCGACTTAAACATGGACTGCATCAAAAGGTCCCATATGTAGGCAACAAACTTGTCTACATCATCCTCGTTGATTCCGTCTCTGACAACATACTTGCCATCAGCCGTCGTCGCAAGGTACTGCTTGTAGTATGCACTGATAAGATTTGCCATTTCGGTCTGTGCCGGAACCGGGAAGGTAAGGTTCTCCGTATATGAGTTATGCCCCGGAGCATGGTGACTATATCCTAGCGTTATGTCAAATCCTGCCTTGTTGATAGAGCCGGAAGTAATGAACTCGCTAGTTGCATCGCCAAGCCAAGTCAATTCAGTCAAATCCAACCCATCGTACTTATCATCGGCAGCCTCAAACGTGACGTTCACGCCAGCAACCTCAGGGAAAGTATGTATCAACGACGCAATCCTTGACCTGTAAATTCCCGTCTTGAAATCAGTGTTATCCTTGAGGTACTTGTAGACGGTGTATTTCAGCTTTTCCTTAATGTCGCTGAAATTGTTTCCACGATAAAGTATAAGTTCAAGCTTAATATTGTAGTTATGGACTACCGGGTACACATACATGTGGTATCCAGCACCAACCGTAATCATGCCACGACGGTTCAGTGCCCTCATGATACTATCGATTTCGCTTCCAACCTCGACAAAGTCATACGGGGTAACCTTCGCACCGAACACAGTATCCACATACGGGAGGGTGATGATATCTTGGAATGACTGGCCACGAGGCATAGCCTGCATGATAATCTGCCGATGATAGGCAGGGTTGCCGCCATATTTAGAAGCAAGTGCCTCGGCCACATTCTGCACAGCAGTTTCCATGGCATCCCTGAACTTGTATGCGGATGTCTTGTCGGGCATCTTCTGGTTATCGTATTGCCAGATATACATCAAGCCATTGACCTTGAATCCCGAAAGGAAATATTCGTCAGGAGCCGTCGGATAATACTTGTCGTCTTTCAGCCTGTAAAGGTCCTTGATGGCGGTGAACCTGACCTGATTCATGTACTTGATATCAAGCGTTCCGTCAGGCAGCTTCGTGTTCAGAATATCCTCGCCGAAGGCAGTAGCATACTTGATGTCGGCATACCTGCTGAGGAAAATCTGGTAACTCAGCTTGTTCACAAGCCTGTCCAAAGTAGAATAGATTGACGGTGCATTATTCTTGATGGAATCAATACTTTCGATGTCAAGCCCACCCCTTACGTCGCTTGTCAAAGCAAAGCTAAGGTCATCCAGCTTGATATCAGACTCATTTTCATACTCGTTTCTGATGTGGATATTGGACTTGTACGGGGTAATCTTCGTTCCAACGACGTTGATGAGGTTTCCCCTTTCACCGTTGGTGTAGAAATAGCGGACCTTCACTTCACCGTAAGGGATGGCGGATTTCAAACCGTCGCCAAACCTGACTTGAACGCTTCCATCGTTGGCTGTTTCAAGCAAGACCGTATAGTTGGTCGTGGAGTTCTCCCCTTCGACGAAAGCCTCGATGTCGTTCACTCTGTTTTCCATCGCAGGGTCGATAAAACCTCTGCGTGAAATTCTCCAATAAATGTTTCCGTTGATTGCATCGGTGCTATCAAAGTTATCTACGAGGGACGCATCGGTCGTTACACTGGTGAATGTATTCTTTCGGCTTTCAAACTTGTGGTCGTCAGCATAGTTAGGGTCATTCTCGCCAAAATAGTCACTAAATCCACCGTCAGCAAGATAGAACGTCTGGTTCTGACTGCCGTTGGACACAAAGACAGTTTCCTTAAAGTACCCCTCAGCACAAACACAGGTTCCAGACACTTGTTTCAGCAAACCCGTTTCATCCGGGTCGTTATTACGGTCATACTCCCATTCGGAATCGCTGACGGCAGTCAGGATGCTGCTTCCGATACTGAACTGAGTTCCCATCGGGATGAATATCTTAATCTTTCCGTAAATACCAGTCTTCTTTGTCTGTATGGCAAACGCAGCTTTCGCCGGGACAGGTCTACGGATACTATAACCAAGCATTCTTGCACCAGCATAAATTGCTGGCATATTGTAGGCAGTTTCCAGAAAGGCGTTATTGAACGAGCTTTCACCGTAGTAGGCCATAAGGTCTGCCACGCCAGAGAAAAGTTCAATCATCATTCTTCCGTATGAAGAGGTGCTGAAATCAGCAAGCTTGCCACCCTTAGCCTTAAAGATAGTCAACAGGTTATCCCTGATGTCATCATACGATATGTTGGTGTATTTTCGAGATATATTCGTTGCCATAATAAACTGCCTTTATTTCACAAAATAGTTTATAATCTGGTACGACTTTCAGACCATGAAAAAAGGCGGCGTAAATATATACACCACCTTTTAGAATTTATTTCAGTTATTATTATGCGAGCTGCTGTTTGTAGCCATCAATGATAGCTTTTGCCGCATTAGCAGTGGATTCTGCCTTATGAAAGTCTTGAATGATAGATTCGCATTGAGCTTTCATCTTTGCAAGGCGAATATCGTTATCAAGAACTGCTTTCTTTTGCGGAGCAACAGATTCAGCCACCATCTTCTGCGTATTGTACTTTCTGACAATGGATTCAAGCTGAGCTTTCAGACGAACGTTGCCAGTTGCCTGACGGTACGCACTGACGATAGATTCACATTGAGCCTTGAGCCTCTTCTGCTCTATCGATTCAGCAAGTATCTTCTGGTTAGCTGCTTTTACAATCGCTTCACACTTTGCCTGAGCAACATGCTTCTTGCGAATATGCTCGTAGTTGTTAATCACAGATTCCAGGCATGCACGAAAGTTCTTGCGGTGTACGGATTCGGTCAACGGCTTTTTATCCGTTTCCTCTTCGTCACCTTCACCTTTGTCTTCGCCGCCTTCACCACCTTCATCAACAACACCCGGAAGTTCTTCTTCGCTAGCGCTTGGAGCTTCGGATTCATCGCCCTCTGAGGCAGGTTCCTCCGAGGCAGGAGCAGATTCCTCTGATGCACCTTCGCCACCTTCGCCCTCGTCACCAAGGTCTAGGTCGCTGAACGGGTCATAGTTGTCTTCAGTAGACGGTTCCTCAGAACTTTCAGGAGCGGCACCTTCACCACCTTCGGCTGGAAGTCCAAGGTCAGGCTCTGCACCCGGTTCTGCACCCGGTTCTGCCGGAGCTTCCGTACCAGCATCAAGACCATCGAGTCCAAGGTCAGGTTCACCACCCATATCGCCAAGACCAGCATCGGCACCAGCATCTTCCTCAGGAGTAAGATGGGTCGTAGTGTCAAGTTCGGCCAAACCACTGTCGCCAAGGTCAGGTTCGCCTTCCATGCCCGGTTCCATGCCAGCGCCATCAATACCCTCGGTTCCTCCGCTCGGGATACGGTCATCGCCCGTCATGTCAGCAGCAACACCATCCGGCTGAGCTGGGTTGACATTCTGCTTGCTGAGACGGTCAGCAGCATCCTTAATCTGCTGCTTGATGTAACCAGCGACATCCTGTCTGGTGTCATTCAACATCTGAATCGTTGCACCAGCCACGTCGATATCGTCATCAGTAATTTCCTGCTTATGAACATTCTCGATGTAGTCCTGGAACTGACTCATGTATTGGTCGCCTTCTTCCACGGAAATCGGGTCAACAGTAGAATTGAACATCGCACCAGACTGCACAGGAGCATCGACATTAACATCCATGATGGAACGAGGGTCTACAACCTCATCACCTTCTGGGGTAGTAATCATGTCAATACCAGAGTCGTCCGGCCCATACTTGATTGGACCTTCATCCATAATTGACTCGAAAAGAGCGGGCGAAGCATCAAAGGCCATGTTTGCTTCGAGCACCGTCGGTTTCTGTTCTTTTTCGTTAGACATTTTCTTCCTCGTAAAACGATTCATTATACACATAGTTTATAGGATTTAATCAACTGTTAAAAATTAGTTTTCGTCATATTCTATCTTAATATCGGGTACGCAGTACCCCGGCTTAGTCTTTCCGTCGATTTCGAGCTGCAAGTAGACATAATCCGTCTCCCCAGCAAGCATCGGATTGTAGATAGACCCCATCGGACGGCATATATTGTAGTTTCCTACCATGCAAATCGGATGAACAAACACCGAATTTCCGACATTCAACTCGCAAACCGCCTCGTACGCATTGATACAGGCACCGTGTTTCAACGTAATTTCCGGGTCAACGAAGATTTCCTCTTGGTCAGTTCCGCCATTTAGCACTGTTACACCATCAACCGCTATGTTATTCACATCAGCTGCATTCGGGATTCGGCAATCCTTGATGAACCTCATTGGGAAACGGGAGCCATCATGGTTGATAAAATGGTAGATTACACCCGGTGCAAGAGTCAGCATAGGCTTTCTTGCCCCATTCAGATAATATTCAGGATGGCCATGCGGGCCACACTTCACCTGTACGTCAACCGTCTCAATCAGCTTGTCGGTAACCTTTCCACCGGGTTCAGCCTGTGAAGGCAGCAATGCCCATGAGATAAAGTAGCCTGTCGTTGGCGGAAAATTAGGAATATGGTAGACGATTCCATTCGGGTGAGCCAGCATAAACTTCACATCAACCGAAATCGTCACATACTGCACGTTATTCTCGGCAACGCCACGGTCAACGACAAATTCAGGGTCGTTCGTAAGGTCTATACCAGTACTCGGGTCTACAAACCTGATAAAGTCGGCTTCGGTAGGCATAAAGGTATGATTGAAGAACTTAACCCTGACCGGGTTACCATCCTGCTTGTTCGGAATAGGTATCATCGGTTGGCGCACGCCATTCATGACCATCACGTTTCCGAAACCGTAGTCCTTCCACTCGACATTATACGAAGTGGTCGTCAGGCGATAGTCGAGCATCTGACCGCTATTTCCCGCCACAGTCAAATAGAACGGGTGCTCCTTGCTGTAATTCCAGATGTCGTTCACGGCAATTACAGACTTCGTGTTAGTCGGCTGATGATAATCCACGGAGTTTCCTATATACAACCTAGCGGTATCTGGCTCCGCTGGTCGAGGTCCGACTGGATACAAACGCACGTTACTCAACTGAACGTCAGGCGGGTCTTTCAAAACGAGCTTAAAGACACACTCGAAGGAATACGCCTTGCATTCAGGGTCATCCGGCCTGTAAATACAGTACGTCGCACTGTCGCTTGCATCATCCGACGGTTTAGTATCGCCATTCAAATGTTCATCGGAGTACACCGAGGGAACACATGAATCGATGCGTTTTAGGCCAAGGCTCTCAACATGTGTTCCGAAATCTCCATCCTTGCCTGTATATTTGTATAGTTCCAACCTAGCGGACATTGTTATCCTCCCATAAAGTACACATCGAGTGCATCGTTGATTGCATTGGAATATCCGTCCGAGCACCCCAACATTTTTGCGTGATTCTTATTAAATGCGCTATTATATTCTTTCGCTATCTCATTCACCACACCCAAATAAGGAAGGAGCGCCTTCATGCTCATCCGCTTCGGATAATTTATCCTTGCCAATACAGCATTTGTATTCTTGAATAGCAACCCATTGACATACACATAGAACGACCTCATCGCTCTATTTATTCGGTCAGCCTGCACATTTCCACCGTCTTCCACCGTACCTAGATTACCCGAAAAATGGAACCCGCCCTTAGAGGTAATGACCCCAGCTTGCTTAGCGAGATTCATTCTAAACATGAAATCATCTTCTGCGTGGGCGGCATTGATAAACTCCTTCTTCGCCGCATCTCCAAATGCTGCCGGAGCCCTACTGGCAAGCACCTTTAAAAGTGACCATAGCCTGTATTCAGTAACCTTATCGTTAATTTCAGCGCTGCCTGCATACGCAATTCCATTAGATACTGCATTGAACGCATAAACATACTGAGCAGGTGTTATCTCCCTCGATATTACCGGGTTCTCGCAATCCTCATCAACACGAGCACTGTTGTTCATATTACGGTTGAAACTTTCGACAAAGTCATCCAATATGGACACAACAGGCTTGTTTTCATTTCTATACTTACTCATCGTCCGAGAAGCATAATCGGACAAGCTGTCCTTTGCATATCGATGCATCATGACATACAGGTTCGGCTTTTTCGCAATAATTCGCTCAATCGGGAAATGCGGGATGTTCGTCAAGAACATTATCTTGTAGTTGAATATGTAGTCCCGGTCAATTCCATCGTCCTTGTATTCAGCACAATTCTTGTCAATAGAAGCATAAAACTTCTTACATGAAGGAATATCATACTCTCCTATCTTCGCATCGGAAGGAGAAAACGTCATGATACAGCCGTTGAAGGTGTCATGAACAGACTTTATCAAAATGTACGCAGCAATAAGCTTATTACGAAGATTTGCCACAGGTTCATTATTTGTATCCTTACGTGTAGATACTTTGCCGATAACCTTGTCTATCTCCGAGCTATTCAGGAAGTCGATATACACTTTCAACTTCGTTATACGGGTATCAAACGCATCATCAAACTTCACTGGTTCCCTTGCCACATCCTTATTGGTAGGTCCAAGCTTAAATAGTTCAATAATTACTTTATTACATAGATTACGGATTTCATCTTCCGTTATATCAGGAGAAATGAGATTGATATTGCCATCAGGACCTTTTTCTACCTTTCCTGACTGAATCAAATCAAACAGCAAGTTCATGTACGGGTCAGTCGCTGTCGCCAACGATGCATCACTATGCTCCGTGGTATTCTCTGCAATAAAGCTATACTTGTCTTCGGCAGCACAAGCGACACGATAGCACGCAGCGAAAGCATGGCCAAATGTGTCCCCTTCTTCTATTTGTTCGGTCGGGTCTCGACCAAGACTGTCGCCATAAGTATAGCCAGACATCGCAAGTTTACCTGCCCAAAGACAGTCATCCATATCACGAACGTTTCGAGCATTCTTGACGATATTAGACAAGGCTCCCATCAACTTTTCAACTTCCGTCGGCTGGCTTTGCATCTTATCAGGGTCGATTACATCAACCCGCTCGCCATCATCCGTAGTTTCTACAATGATTCCTTTCTTTACGAAATACCCACGGATTTCATCACGAGTGTAGGACTCATATAGAGAGTCCGGGTTTTTCCTATACGCAGCAGATGCTTGTTTTTTCTCGTATACCTTCTCCAATAATCCTGCCGCTTCACTGTCGGTAGCAGACATATTCTGCACGTTATGAAATGCCCTTCTAACAGACTCGTCGTAGGCCTGCCTGCCTTCCAAGTACATACGAAGCGTATTCTTGTCTTCTGACAAGGTCGACACGTCCGTATGTTCAATACGAACATTATACAGGTCAATTTCGATTGCCCTGAACAACTCCTCTATTTTTGTATGACAGATGGTCGAGTTTTCCATTGCAATACCATCCAAGCGAGAACCGCTGAAATACGCAATGAAATTACGAATAAAATCGTCATCGAGCGAATCGACGAGTAATGTATCCGAATCTGGTATAGTCATCAACGTCTTTTGATAGACATTGTCAACTACATCTTGTAGGACCTCATCATTCTCCATAACATTACCGCTTAGTTGTCGTCACTTCCGTCATCAGAACCTTCGTCATCATCTGATTCATCGGTTTCCGAAGCATCTTCCTTTTCTGATTTATCTTCCTTTTCTGATTTATCTTCCTCTGACGGTTCATCATCTTGCTTTGCAGGAATGTCTTCCTTTTCGTCGTACGGGACACCTGTCACGGCCTCATAAGCGACCTTTGCATTCTCGATGATTCCACGAAGTGCATAAACAAGCTTATCCTGGTCGCTAATCAGCAAGTCTTCATCTTCGTTCGTTGGCCCTTCCGCAGCTTCCATTGCACCAGAGGCGTCAGCCGCTACCGTGCCATCTCCACACGGGCCACCGGGGACGCTTGACATCTCGCCCCAGCCAAAACCCATAGGGAATGCGGGTCCATATGCCCTTCCGGGAGCGTATGCACCGATAAATTTACGGGAACCAAACCCAATCGTTGGCTGGAACCTAGGCGTTCCACCTTTCTTGCCCTTGGCTTTTTTGCGTTTCCAGTGAGCTTCTGTAAGAATTTTTGCATCCATAAGTCAATCCAGCATTATTCTAACATAGTTTATAATGTAGTGGCATGAATTCCCGCAAGCAATATAAACTATTGAGTGAAAAAGAGGCACAAAATGAACCCATACAGCGTATTAAACGTAGAACCAGAATGCACCGACGAACAGGTGAAAGCGGCGTACCGCAAGTTGGCGATACAGTTTCACCCCGACCACTCGAAAACCGACACTTCCGACAAGATGGCGGAAATCACCGAGGCATACAATCTTATAAAAACCGAAGAACTCCGCAAGAAATACGACAAAGAACACCAGAACAACGCAGATTTCACCCTATGGTCAAAGCTCTTCGGTGAATGCAACATCTGCAAGAACTTCCATAAGAAGCCCGTAGACAAAAAATACCAGAAAAGAGGAAGGAATGTAACCAGAACTATCAGACTCGGCGACGAAAAGCTGTTCTGTCCCGGCGAGATTACCGTAAAGTATGTTCGAAAGTGCCTTTGCTATAACTGCTCTGGAACGGGCGCTAGCAGGTTCAGAAAATGCACCCACTGCAACGGTATCGGAAAAGTCCGCACGGTCGAACGCAGGGAAGACGGATTGCACGATGTAGTCCTTGCCTGCAAATACTGCAACGGACGTGGTTTGGAACCACAGGAAAAATGCACTGCATGCAATGGCACAGGGTTTATCGAAAAGAACGTCACGCTTACATTCATGCATGACGGCAAACAGATGGACTATACTTTCGTTGGAAAGGGTCACAGCGGAAAGAACAATGGCGAGAACGGAAGCGTAATCGTCCACCTCAGAGGAAAGAAGAAATGATTTCAGGTCACTACACAGGGGAGCTTAAAACAGCTATCGACGATGCCGCCGCACAGACTACCGACAGGGAAGGTGCATTCTACTCGATTCTGAATAAGTATGGCTTCTATGACATCGACGACGAAAACAACGGTCTAACCCCGTGGCAACGAGATTCGGTTCCAGATTACAACAAGCGACGCATGAGCGCACTCGCATCCGCAATCTCCGATATGATTAAGGATTTCCTTGGAAACGAGTCCTACGGCGTGATGACAACTAAATTGGAAGAAATCATCAACAAGCTTGATGGCTTCCTTACATGTACCAAGTCAAAGACCGATACTTTGCAGGCAGGTATCTCCGCCAGTGGAGTTTTCGCCCCGGTCGGCGCCTCTGCAGAAAGCATGTATACAGCGAATGCCGCTGCAATGGGAATAAACCCGTATGACATTGACATTCTTCCGCCTCTCCTGATTGGATTGGGCGGACTTCCTATCAGCATGGGTTCATGCTTCCGTAGAGGACACTTTATGCCCGACTGGTCGTTCCTATATGACCATGAGATTAAGAAGAGTCCGACAATCTACGACTCGGAAGGAAGCCTATACATCGGTGCAGGCATCCCTCTCGACATCGGAGGCAGCACCCGTGAGATGGTTCTCAAAAAGATTTTTGCGGTAGTTACCGTTGACGAGAACGGCGAGCCGCAAGGTGATGTAAAGGGCGGCATTCAGGAAGAGCAATTTGAGCTTATCATGAAGGCATCCAATGCTGTTGTCGCCGGAAAGAGTTACAAAGACCTTGACAGCGATGTTAAAAACCTTAGCCTGACGGAATCACAGATTAGATTCTCCTTCTACCGCTATGTCCAAATGGCTGTGTGGGGCCCGATTGTATACAACCAGAACTGGCCTTACTACCATTGGGGCATGCTAAGCCACAATTCTTGCCCTGATTGCGTTAAAACCGCTTTGGTCAGCTACTTAAAGACTGCTGGTTTCGCTTGCGACGTAAGTGGAAACTTTGCGACATCAGCATTTTTGAGCTATTGCCTACGAACTGGAATGTATTACCATCTAGGCTACTCAAAACCAATCTCGATAGTTCCGCTCAAAGGGGACAGGTACATCCTTAACGGAACCGTAGTAACCCAAGACAAGAATACAACGAGGTCAATTACCGTTGAAGGTGTTCCTCGTGACGAAAAACTCGCTAACTTATATTTTACTTACATTGCAGACATCCTTTCTCGACTGACATACGGAACAAACCCGGAATCGCTCGACATGGATATGAGAAAACGCCGTTGCGACGAAGCAAACCTCATTTACAAGTATGTCGGATTTAATGCGCCGGAGTACGGAACAGACCTATCTCGTATAGACAACCGCTGCAAGCGAATCAGCATGATTTCACGTAACTTGAAAGGCCTTGTCAACGCAAGAATCCTTGTCCACGAAAACGTCGCATCCAGTTTACCCCCGGCAACCGACGTTACCATAGACAACAAGGCTAGCGAAGGCGAGATGTCAACAAGGACTAAGAACGTGATTACTTACCTCGCTCGTCTGGCTGGTGTAAAATATGTGATGGTAACTTCGCTTTACCGTAGTCCAGAAAAACAGGCGACCATCATGTTCAATAGCCTGCAAAAGAGTGGCCAGCCAACCGTCGCATACGGTTCACGGGGGCGAGCGGTAAATGACGAGTACGCTCGCATCTGGTACAAGTTTTATGGAAAGGGAAATGACGGTCTCGAACCGAAGATTGCAAAGGACGGCTCAATAGTTACCGACCGTCTCGGAAAGCCAGTCTATGTACAGTCCTATGCCAAGGGGCCCTTCCCTCCTGGTTCTGCAGGTGCAAAGGCTGCACTGAACGCAATGATAGCAAAGTGCAAGGCATTAGGGTACGAAAACCCAGTCTCCAACCATACGAAGGACCCGAGCATTTCCCAATGTGTCGATATTGCGACTAGCGTATGTTATGCGAAGTTCCCGAAGGTTACGGAAGCACAGATGAAAAAATTCTCTTCAATCTGCTACATGTCATCCGAACCTTACAAGAACAGCCCGAACGGAAAACAGGACAATACATATCAGACCCTTCTGATGGATTACTATGCTCCAAAGGGTTTTGGACCAAAAGAGGTGGACCCGTGCATCCACCTTGAAATCAGTCAGAAAGACCCTAAGTTGTCGATGTTCGATTCGGAAAACATGGACTTGACTCAGTTGCTACCAAAAATAGAGGTTGGCCTTGACAATAGCAACCTGACTGACGACAGCAACTGGGATAACGCCTACGCCAAGGACCACAACGACAAGCTTAACGCTTCTTAGGGCGCCCGTATTTCATATTCAACATCATAATTCCAGCTTCGGAACTGTATGTGTGGGCCATGATAAATTCAGGGTCTACACAGCCGTCTGGCGTCATCTTGAATTCGGAGCAATTTAGAACAGCCTCGTTAATATCCTTTACCTTGCCGCCGAAGCCCTTTGACTGAGGGTTGTCATTGCGGAATTTTGACCAGTCGAACCACCTGAACCCCATATTCATAACAGTACGAAGGTCATCAATACCAGCGTCGTCAGCATCGAAGATGATAACGCCGTTTTCCTTGTACTCGGTGAAGTTCGGGTTTGCCTCGACAAAGCTCTTGAAATGTTTCAAACCACCGACAGCAACCGAGTTCTTGATAAAGGTAGAGTCGATTGCACCTTCAAGCATGAAGAACGGCCTGTTGAAATGTAGAAAGTCGCCATTGTACAACTCACGCTTAGCGCCCGCATAGTTTCGATAGCGCATCTTCGATTGGTCACTCAAATCTCTGGCATCGAACTGAACCCATGAACCACCAAAACGGTAGTATGGAATAATCAAACGGTTTCCATACTCGTTCCCGGTAGGAAGACCATAAGCATTCAACTTCAAGGTTCCATCAGGGTTCTTATCCAAGAAGCGCTTATCCCTCTTGCATACGAACCAATCCTTATACACCTTTTCTCTTATGCGGCGGTTCTGGCAAAACTCAACAGCTCTCCGGGCATCGGCATCATTCGGGTCATCAAGGGGGACAAGTTCACCTTCTTTGAACGGGTACGCACCCTCGACATAGACACGTTTGTGATGCTCCTGCGGATTTTTCTTACCCTCGCAATGCAAGGTAAAAATAAGCTTATTGTAAAGTTCAGGATATGACTCCTTGAACTCCCACATGACATGGTGCATCGGATGACATTTGTAGCAAACGAAGTTCCATGTATCCTTGTACACATATGCCTTGCGTTCAGGTTTCTGGAACTCGCTGACATTCATATTCCCGCAATACGGGCATACGAAGTTAAACGAGTTGAAGTCTTCAACCATGTGATACTGGCCGAAGGCAGTCTCAACTGCGTTTCTCATATCTGCATCAGGAATGTCCCTAAAATCATACATTATGCAAAGTAGTCCACGTTAGATACAATTTTTACGCTAAATTCAGAGCTTGCCACAACAATGTTAATCTCGCTTCTTGGAGCATCTTTCTCCGTATTCTTCGGGTCCAGGAGGGCACCCGGCTTCACTATATAACCCTTCATGGTCATAAGGTCATTTGCGCTGTTCTTGAAACGGCGAAGTTCAATGTTCACATCGCCGCCGATGGTATCCATGAAACGGAGAGAACCCGACGGGAACAATCTCTGCCTTCCGCCAGCAAATGTATCAAGGCATTCAGCCTCGTCTTCGACAAAGAAGCAATGTTCGTCAATCTTTCTGGTGATTTGCTGGGTTCCGCTGCCCTTGATTAGCATGCGGCATTGCAAGTCGTTGGTGACCGTAATCGAAAGAGCCTTGCAGCTAGCAATCAACTTAATATCCTTCACGATACTGTGTAGGATTTCTGCATTGAAACCAAGGCGAGCGACAAGCTTCAACTGTTCGTTGAAGATTTTCATGTATTTTTTGTCGGCATACACAGAATCGTCGGCCACGCCGATACGAGCGTCCTTGTCCTTACCAATGAAAATGATGTTGTCATAGTCCAATCCACGGATAGTCTTTTCACGGGCAACCTTGATTTCACACTTCGGGAAACCCGTAGCTTCGGCATACTTGATGAAGTCCGGGAGAGAGGAAATCTGAAGACGAGGTTCGTCGAAGCAAACGTCGTTTTCAGTGGCGATAACATGCACCATCGCACTGTCGCAAATACCATTGAAGTAGTATTTCCCGGTATACTGTCCATCGCTGCCCTTACCTTTGAATATAAGACCAGCTTTCATTTTCATCATTGAGTTAATTGTCTTCAATACATTGAAGTATTCTTGGCTAATTCGTACGACGCCCATATGAGACCTCTTTTTTAATAATAAAATATAGTACGAAAAGACCCCTTTTGCAAGGGGTCTTAAAAAAGAATCTATCTAGCAACCTATATGGTTAAAAAATAACCTTTCGCTGATACCTATCATTCGAACACAAGGCAACCTGCTTTCCTGCCGCAGTTTCCGCAAAAATAACGGAACTGTCGTGAATGCTGCCCAGAAGGATGTTCATGATACGGCACTTAACGGCAAACGGAGAAAATTCCTTAGCTTCGCCAACTGAAACCATTTTGAAGATTTCACCGTACTTTTCCTTCCAAGTGATGCCGACATTGCGAGGACCGATGTATTCAAACGTCAGCACGTCATTCTTGTTGGTGGCGGCGAGGTTCTCACAAAGCTTCGGAATAGCTTCATCAAATGTCGTACCTGGGGTAATGAACTTGGTTTCGCCATCCTTGAAGACCAAGGTTTCATACTTGCTCGGACCGACATTGGCAACCACAGTGATTGTACCGTCACTAGCCATGATTGATTGAGACTTTTCGTCGTAGTCGATAGTCACTGTTCCCACACCAATAAAGGACAGCAGCTTCATAGTAGACTTGCTCACGTTAAAGGCAAAGTTCGGGGTATTCTTAGAGTTTCCAGCATTACTCATATTGTAACGAGTAACCACAGACATATCGTCGTTACCGACACGGAACGAAACCACCCCAGACTTTCTGCAGATGTCTACGTCGGCAAAGAAATCGCTGAGACTGAACAGTTCAACCATGTCACCCTGTTCCATATCAAATGTGGCACTAGATTCGCCGAACACGGCTTCGTCGAACGGTTCCACATTAACCATTTCAGCTTCGTACGAGAATATCGGCTCGGCTTCTTCCACCGAAGCAACTTCTGTGCCCGCCGCTTCATCTTCGCCCTTTTTCACAGTAAGGTCGGAGACATCAGGTGCCTTCAAGAATCCAGCAACATGGATGGTATCGCCCTGTCGCATGAGTGCAATCTGTTCGCTGTTGATACAGGTGTTGAGCGCCTTACCAAGGAAACGGGCATTAAAGTAAAACTCGTTGCAGTCATCGAAGTCAGACACATCGTAGTCTCCAATCCATATCGGAGTCTTGATTTTAAGACCGCATTTCAGAGTGAAATACACCTCTTTTTTGCCGACAACCACCTTAACTGGTTCATCAGCACTTTCCACACCACCAATAAGCGATGCCGCATAACGAAGAGCCGGAGAATTTGTATCAAAAAGTATCATATAACTTCCATTAGTTTACTTTCTACATTAAAATACATTATTCCAACAAAAAAGACGTGCCTTTCGGCACGCCTCTCACCACTTTCTCTCTCTTTGTTGACATACTCCCACGACTAAAGTCGTGGGCTTTCAGTTCAGCGTAATTAGAACGGAAGGTCATCATCCTTGAATGCTGGTGCATTCTGCTGCATGGCCGGAGTCTGAGCCTGAGCAGTCATCTGCGGTTGAGCAGCAGCGTTGAGCTGCGGCTGAGCCGGATTGCTGAACTGCGGCTGTGCAGGGGTATTGAACTGCGGTTGGGCCGGAGCATTAAACAGCGGCTGTGCAGGAGCGGATGCCTGAACCGGGGTCGTCATCTGTGGTTGAGCGGCAGCGTTTAACTGCGGCTGAGCCGGAGATACAACAGTCGGCTGAGCAAGCGGAGTACCACCCATTCCGTTCAAAGACGGCTGTACAGGAGCATTCTGTTGCGGCTGAGCGTTAGCAGCAGGATTGATGGTCGGAGGAGTCACGAACGGGGTCTGTGCAGGCTGTTGCGGCTGAGCGTTAGCGGCGAAGCCAGCAGCGGCACCAGCATAGTTACCATTCGGATTCGGACGTGCTGCAGGAGCAGACGTGTTCGGAGTGATGTCGTCAGCACCGCCAACAGCAGCGTTACCACTCTGCGACACCAACCAATCATTCAACATTTTTTGTGCTGTCTTATAGTCAGGAGCGAGGTCTTCCTTCTGGTATTCATCAAGGTCCACACACTGACTAAGGATTGCATAGACTTCCTCTTGTGTGTTAGCCAAGTTGCTCGGCTGGTCAACAAACTTACTGTTATCATAGCTGTTGATTGGCTTGCCGTCGATTTCCTTGCTGGATTCCTGGCAAGTGACAATGAAGTCACGTCCGCCAATAACCTGTTCAGGGTAGAAGCGGGAAGCCGTCTTCATTTCGAATGCGTCAGGGACGAATTCAGAATCCTTGGCATAACGGTTCGCCTTGACGTTGCGCCACCTTCTCTTGGCAACAACTTCAGGTTCACGAGGATAGTCAAGCCATTCGTTCACCTTCACGGAATGGTCCCAAATCTTCACCGCACCATCAAATTCCGGCTTTACGTTATCAGCACGAATAAGGGTGTTGGCAACGTAGGAAGTTGAAGCCTGATTCAACTGGTTCACCTTCAATTCAGCAGCAGCGGCAGCATCGCCAGCATCTGCAGCCTTTTTAAGCATAGCCCAACGGTTGAACGTCCAGTCGCAGAAAGGACAGATATCCTTCTGCTTGATACCATCGTAGGTAGTCTTCAAGCACTTAAAGTACTTCTTTTCACCATTTCCAATACGGAGATAATGGACCATAATCTTACGGAACGGGGACGGATTTGCCCTGTCGTAGTCCAGGTTTCCCTGAGCGTCACGTTTCATGTTCGGAAGAATACGGACCTGAGCCGAATAGGTCTTGTGGTCCTGGTCCAACCTGGTTTTCCAGACACGTTCGTCAACCTTATGTGTCGGTTCGGTTGAATTTTGAGGGAGGGAGCCCGCAACGGGCACGTAGTTCATGTCAATGTTATTAGTCATGTTATTACCTTCTGTTAAATTACTCTGTTATTAACTGAGGATTTCTCCTCGATTAAAGTTTATACAGTGAGCAATCATATAACAAAACATAATATAACTTATTCCAAATGCAAATGCAAGGGTGCTATTGCATTTTTTTCTTCTTTTCGTATTCCAACGCTTCCGCTTGCTGACGCTTGTATTCAAGCATCTTTGCCTGTTCGGTTTTGTGCATGGTTTCCACGACTTCCCTCAGGTTCTCAGGAGTTTTGTAATCCTCTTCGTCAGCATGGAGTTCATTCAGGGCGTCCTCGATGTCGTCGAACAAGTCGTCAATGTTCCATTCGAGGTGGGCGACCACCTTGCTCTTAATGGTAGCAAAGTCGAATACGTTTCTTTCTTCCTTGCTCAACTCGGTATCTTCCACCTCGTCTGCATGGTTCGGGTTGTAATCGTCACGAATCTTGACACACTGCTGGCCCTTGTCGTCCACATAGGTCTCGGTAATCTCTTCGGCTTCCTTCTGGTCGAGAACCTTCTCATATTCAATCTCCGAAGCTTCGGTGTACTCATCTGCAATGCCGAAGTAGCTCTTTCCGACCCACTTCTTTTCAGGAGCGCTCTCACGAATCTTCTGAATCCATTTCTTATAGTGTTCGGTTTCGACAAGCTGGTAAGCCTTAGGCCCGGTCGGCAGGAACGGAGTATCGTCAAGCATCTTGCTATGGCCCGTCGCAGTCAGCCTCTGCATGTCAGCGTTCAACAGAGCAAGTTGTTTCTTCTTTTCTTGCTTGTTCTCTTCAATCACCTGTCTGTCTTTTTTCGTAAGTGTGCATCTTTGCATATTATTTCCCCTTTTCCAAACGTGCTATAATTCTTTCTTTCAATCCCGGCGGCAAACTAGACTTGTCAAGTTCAAGCCGCCCTTCTCGCTTAGCCTTCTCGAAACCGTCAGAAATCTGGTCAACAATCAACTCGATTATATCGTCAGAAAACACGTTCTTGACAAGGAAGTCGAGGTCGAAATATTCGTCCAGACTCGATACAATCTCGAACATGCCTATTTGAGAATCGGATTCATGCAAGAGCTGATAAACCGATTCTATACATTCGTTAAAGTAATTAGCCCGGTCCTTAATCAGCGGTTCAGGCATACTGAACAGCCCACAAGTTCCGTCGACTGCGGACGGGGTCGAGAACATAGCCTCAATCTTTCCGCAAATCATCTGCCTCTGGTGTTCATCTAGGATAGTAAACATAAAAACCCAGTAGTTCAATCTACTGGGTAAAATACATTTTTAATATAGAATCTCTACCGCCTCTACTGGCTTTTCCTTCTTCTGCCGTTGTTGAGGCTGAGGCTGAGGCTGCTGCAGCGGAGGTTGTTGTGCCTGAGGCTGGGGACCTCGATACTGGTTCCTCTGTTCAAACTCTTCCTGCAACATCGATTCCTTTTGGATACTCTCGATAAGTTCCATATCCTCGGGGTCAATATCGCTGAGTCGCATGTGAGGCCAATCGACCTTTACATTGAACTGAACATCAGCCGAGCCCATTCGGTTCTTGCTAATCGTCACGCACAGGAACCCTGCCTTTTTCAAGGCAACGTCACGAACGATGATGTAGTAGAAGTCCACCGTATCGCCAAGACCCATGGAACCTGATGTCTGGTCCATGCCGATATCCTTCATGCGGTAGCCAGCTCGTTGCATCTGCGTTCCCGTCAAGATAGCCATATCCCTGTTGACGGCCATGTTTCTCAACTGTTCTGCGGCATACAAGATTTTCTGGTAACTGCCTTCATGCGGACTGTATGTACCCGCATTCGGGCTCATGATACCAATGTAGTCAACAACCAAGAAGTCAATCTTGACCCCTTCCAGCTGTTCCAATTCGGAAAGATAAGCCTCGATGTCATCAGGTGTAGTCTTACGGGTAGGCATCCAGTTGATGTACAAGTTACCAGGAGTGGCGAGTTCCGGGGCATGGGAATCTTGAAGTCTGACAATAACTTCCTCATCGTCCATCTTAGCGATGTCATAACGAGACACATCAAGAATAGCGCTTGTGACACGTTCCCAAATCTTCGCCGCATCAAGTTCAAGGCTGATATACACCACGTTGTAACCGAGCGTGGCAGCAAATGCAGCCTCGTTAACCATGAACATCGACTTACCACCGCCAGATGTACCGCCAACAAGGCTTAGGCACTTGCGGAAATAACCACCACATGTTCCCTGTGCATCAGGGGTTTCGCTTGTAAACCGTCTTATCGCCTCAATCTTAGATGGAATACTCTTTTCCATGCTACCAAGTCTTGCCTTAGCAGCCCTGGCATCACGAATATAATGTATACCCATGTTAGTATTAAGCCGGAAGTTTAGCGCATCCTGCAACTTCGGCATAATCCCACGCATGGCGGTCGGGTCCTTGCCATGCATGTGGAGGGCGTATTCTTCCATCAATCGTTGGGATACCTGAAACTTGAAATAATTTTCAATGGTCTCTTTCTTTATGTCAGGAGCGATTACCCCAATAGGCTTCGTAATCTTTAAGAGCTGTTCCTTCGCCTCGTCACTATATCCGGGATTCTGGTTCAGACCAGTAACAAGTTCTTGGGCAGTCGGGTAACGACTATATTTCCGATGAAACGCATTAACAAGATGAACAATCTGCTTATTCGCCTTATCATCGAAATATTCTTCTTTCATCTTGTCAGTGATACGTAAACGGACATTTTCATCCTCAAAGAAGCATCTCAGGACATAATCTTCATCACTCAAATCCGCTACTATCATATTACACCTTAACGTTAGTTATTTCATCAATATATAAAGATACATTATCAACAAATCTTTGGCAAGAGAAAAAACCAGGCGGAATTACAAATATCCGCCTGGTTTTAATTAGGTATTTCTGTTACTTAACGCCCTTAGCAGCGATTTCAGCAGCAGACTCTTCCTGCACATCCTCGATTTCATCACTGATGTTCTTCGGGGTGGCAGCAGCTTCTTCCTTCAACTTGCTCTTGCGGGCCTTTTTCTTGGTGACTTCTTCCTCGCTGAGCGGAGCTGGCATCTCACCAACAAGGTCTTTCGCAAAGAGAGACACGTCGTACATGTAGTTCTTGGCGATGTAATCAAGGAACTTCTGGTCCGTCATGAGCGGTTCCATAAATTCCCTTGTATTGCATTCGTCAGCATCGTCGTCCGTCCAACGGAATTCACGGAGAAGTTCACCCGTTTCCTTGTCGATATCGTAATCAGGACGATGGAGGAATGTACCCTTGTTGCCCTTCGGCGTTACAACCGCAACGCCAGCAGCGATTACGTCATCGACCAATCCGTACCAGCGGTCGATACCGCCGTTCGTAAGGATACGGTATTCGCACTTACGGTCTTCCATACCGTCACGTCCCTTCTTAATCTGGGCGGTAACAATCTTACCAATCTTGGACGAACCAGATTCCTGCTTTTCCTTCGACTTGTAAGCTCTTCCAGTCGTACAAACAAGCACAATAGCATCGCTGTTGAAATACAGTTCGCAACCACCAGGGATATTCTTCGGGTCCTTGTACTGTTCGAGGGAGTCGTAAACGTGGTTGATGATAAGGGCGGTGAACTCGGCTGCGTTAATCAGCTTGGCAAGTTCGTTCTTCTTGATGGCGGTCTGACCCATGTCAGCCGTCGGCTTGTCCTTACCCGTCTGCTTGTCGATAGCCTCGACACGCTGCAAGGAAACAAGCGGGCCCCAAGAGTCGAACAGGAGGAACACTTCATGACGTTCCTTACGGGTCAATCCCTTCTGGGCATTCGTTACAAATTCATTGATTTGGTGGATATACTTAGATTCAAACACCACGATGTCGTCAGTATTCACGCCGAGACGCTGTGCCAACTTAAAGTTGAATGCGCCTTCCGAGGACACGACAAGGCAGTCCATCCCTGCATGATACGCACTGGCGAGGTAATAAAGGCCGATAAGGGACTTACCCATTGTTGACGGGGCTGCGATTTCCGTCATGTGGCCTTTCTTGATACCGTGGTTCAGCATACCGCTGAAAAGGATGTCAAGAACTGGGATTCCAGAACCAATGTATTCGACTGGTTCATTCTTGGTAATAATGTTTTCTGCGAAGGCTTTGTTTGCCTTCAGCCTGTCTGTCAATTTAGACATATCGTACTCCTGTCTGGTTCGACGCTCAACCCAGGGGGTCATGGTCTTCAGACTCGTTAATGTGTTGACATTCTATGTTTATAAGATTACTGGTGCCCGACCGAGACCTCATGGTCAAGAATCTTCTGGCAGGCAAACCTGTTTTCACGGATGATTCCCAAGACCGATTTCATCGATTCAAGGTATTCTTCCTGCTCAGCAATCTTCTTGTTCCAGTCCACGATACGGGGGTCTCCGTTGATTCTGTTCATCAGAAGCGTATTATTCGTGTAGCGGGGAATCGTCTTGAACTTGTGCTTGTGAGTGACCTCTGACAGAATTTCATCTTTCTTCAACTTCATCTCACACACAAGACGGGTTTCCTCGTCCACAAGACGGGCGAAAGTATATTCATGGTTTGAAATATTTCTCAGGTACTCGACAATCTCCGGGACGGTCTCGGGTATCGTGATGTACTTTTCGGCCATCGGCAAAACGTCATTCTTGAATTTATCTTCCGTCATTACAACTCCAAAGGAAAAATGGGAACCCAGCGGATTCCCATTAAAAATATATTGTTTTTCGGTTATTCCATCATTCTTCCTGAGAATCTGTCGGAATTTCCTCTACTGGGCATTCCTTGGTTCCCGGTTGAACGCCGTTGTCGATGTCCTCTACGGTTACGGTTTCGCCCTTTTTCTTGCGACCTTTTGACTTCGGCTTCTTTTCCTTTTTCTTATCTTTGGTTTCATCCACCGATACAGGAACGACATCCTCGAATGCGGCAAGAGCCTCCTCGGCGATTGCCTCCCGGTCAAACTTCGCCTTGATTTCAGCAGGGATACTTTCGAGCATTTCACGCCACTTCTTCAGATTCTTCGGCGAAATATGCAGTTCCTTCATGATAGCCTGCGGCTTCACACCATCAGTCAGCATCTGCAACAGATGCTGGAACGGCTCGCTGCCCTCGATGATGTTATAGCATTCCCGGTCGTAAACAATCTTTACGGCATCGTCCGAGACAGGAAGTCTAGCCGCATGGATATCTTCAAGAACCTTAGGATAGTCCTTTCCGCTCATGATGGAAGCAATGACTCTGCCAATAAGCTCCCCATCAAGGTTGTACTCGACCTTTTCATCGACAGGAGCTTCAACCTTTACTTCTTCGGCAATTTCCTGAACCTTCGTTTCAACCTCTTCCTTGGCCTTAGTCGCCTTCGGCGGGAACCTAGGGGTAATTTCCGGGAACTTGTAGAGGTAGTAATGCCAGAATGCACTTGCCTTTTCAGTGAAAGACTTATCGGACTCTTCGTCAACGGCATCTGACTCAAGAAGTTTGAAAATACGGACGGCACATTCAGTAAACCTTGGAATCTGAGTCGTCAGAATATCCTTGTTCATCGGCTGCCAACGGGAGTCAATCCATTGAGCTTGATTTGCCGGAGTGAACGGGCTAGACAACGGATTACTGTTGACATCCTGCACGCTAAACATAATTGCACTCGACACAGGGAACTTTTCGTCGTCCATGGTGTACGTGTTGTAATCCTTCGCCTTGAACTCAAAACCGTCATTTTCCCTGACGTATTCCTTATATAGCGTGATGGAACGGGCATGGAGCCGCTGAATAGCGTAGCTGACAAGGTTGCCGACGTTGAAATTGTCATGCTTTTCGGTGTAGATATACTCGTCAGTGGACAAGAACAGGCCCCAGTCACCGTTGCCGCAATGTTTTAGGAACGCCTTGATGATTTCGCTTACCTTCCTCCAACGTTCGTCAGCCTTGATAAAGACAAAACGGTCGCTTGCGTCGATAATTTCCTTCTTGGCTTCCTGGAACCATTCAGGTTCATCCTTCACGAAGATGTAAATTTTCTTAAACCCAACATTCTCGTGGTACTTGCACCACATTTTGAACTTCATCTTGGTTTTGTTAGCCAGTCTGGCCAATAGATATACTCTTGGATTCATAATAGTAACCCTTAAAATTCAATAATAAATTACATTTTTTAACAAAACGGAAATGTCGGACAGTTTCCTGCCCGACATTGAGGTATCTATGTCCAATATTAAAACGGTGGGTCATCCCCAAACGGACTATCAAACACATGGTCAGCATTGATGTCTGGCACAGGTGATTGCTGCTGAATGCCCATAAGAGTTGCTGCCGGAACCGCAGAAATCGGAGATTCCATATCCTCCTGAATACGGTCGATTTTGGCGGCCTGTGCATTCTTTTCGTTCATGAACGTCACGTTGCACATGCTAACTTCGGTCCTTGGGTGGAAAGCGTAGAATCCACGCTGGCGTAAATTCTTAATCAAATCTATTTGGTGCTTAGTGATACCAATGCTTTCCAACGACTCCGCTTGCATAAATTCACCTGTACCAACACGGCTGCAAGCTTCGGTGATAGCAGACTTGATATTGTCCGGAGTGCAACTAAGGTCGATAAGGGTCTTGTTTCTAAGGTACTGGTCAAGCCACCCTTCCCTCTTTGCCGTCTCGTAGATGTCGCCGCAGGTCTGGATGAACTTCCCCGCACCATCCTTTCCCACGCAGGTAGCCTTAGGGAAACCGGGCGTTTTAGGGTTAGGAACACACATTCCGTGAATATTATCGCTATCGTCACCAGAAACGATTTTCTTGGCGAGATATTCAGACGGGGAATCGCACGAGAGGAACTTGCCATTGAGATGGTCGTAGAATACCGCCTTGCTGCATTCAATCTGCATCATATCGCTATCTCTCGTAGCAATCACAATGCTGGTATACTTATCCTGCAAAGACGATACCGCACCATAAATAATGTCATCGCCTTCCGCACCGTCAAGTTGCACAACAGTCGCACGATAATACTTTCCGAGTTCAAACGCAAACTTATCCTTGTAAGACTGCCACTCAGACTTAGGTGTCAATGCCGACCAATCACTATACTTGCGTTTTCCCTTGTAACTAGGAATAATCGGAGTTTTGCTTTCATTCTTAGACTTCTTGCTTACTTCGTAAAGATTCCACAGAAGGTCCTGTTTTTGCGGAGGAAGTTCTCCGAGAAGCTTATGGGGCTTATCCCTAAAAGTCTGGTATTCCTTAACGGCAATTCTGTCAACCGTATATTCTTCCTTCTTCTTGTCAGGCTTGCCGATACGGTAGGCATAGTTTTCCGTTTCCGTGTAGATGTAGGTATCATCGTGGTACACGATTGTATGCTTTCCGTAATAATCCTTGACGAAATCCTTTCTCCAAGAGAAACCGTCAACCGCAATGATGATATCCAGCGGATTGAAACGCTGAATCAAATCATTCATCGCAGTGACCATCTTGTTGCGCCACAGACGGAGTTCATCTTCCTTGCTCTGAATACCATAATCGTCCCCAGCCTTTTCAGCAGCCTGGACCGAATGGATAGCCTGGTAAGCGACTGACGACCAGTCGATAACCATAAGCCTGTTTGTGTCATACTTGTAGGTAGTTGGGGTACTTATCATACTTTACTCCTTAATGTTGATAATATAGTATACATGATAGGGTCTGTCAAGCCAAAAAAGTATAAACTAGAGATAATTACGAGGTTATCCCATGTTTACGACCCTTCAAAAGGAATATGCTATACTGTTCTACATCCGTTATAAGCTAGGGCAAGAAGACAACAACGGCTTCTTGCATGAACTGTATACTGAAAAGAATGTCAAAAGCATTCTTGAAAAGCTGGTAAACAACAAGACTAAGGACACTTCGACTATCAGTACCGAGCAGGTCGTTGAAAGAGTATTGCCATCCGTCAACATAGACACCTTGACCAACCCGAGAGCAACACACCCTAAATTCAACGTCCTTCCATACAACCCGGTAAGCTTCATGGAACTCTACATGGGTAAAACGATAAACAACGTGCTGATGAATATGAAGGAGAGGATATTCGTAGACGACATTACGGATGCAAAGGACGGCATGGCCGCATATTTTGTATCGATATTTTCTCGAAATATGATGGTTAACGATAATTTTGCGAAATTTGCAACCATCGAACAACATCCATCAGCAGATAAAATCGTCCATACGCTCCGCACGCAATTCCCGGACTCCTACCTTGCAAATGATACCGAAGCACTATCCAAGTATGCCACCCAGATGGTTCGGGAAAACTTCACCCACAAAGATTTGGGTACAGTAATCATGTACCTCCAAAAGAAATTCGGAAACTCGCTCAACAGAACATCTATCGTCAATGCTATCGCAAGTGCCTCCAAGTATAAAGAAAATGATGATGACACCACGTTCGATGAAATTCGAGACACTGCTGAAGAAAGCACGATGGCAATGGTGCAATCGACATCTAGCATAGACAACATGTTCAAAACCTCGGCAAAGTACAGGTTCTCTGGAACCATGAAATACAAGAGAGGGGCGAAAGATTCCAGCGGAAATACCGCACCTAACACAATCGAGCTCAGTTTAAGAAAGCAGGATATGGAAGGCAAACTACATATAGACTGCTTTACCCAATTCATCACCGTCCTAAACAAGCTTCTTCACCTTGAAGGACTGCCCGGAGTAAATACGAGCCAATATAATAGCCTGAACACAGTACTGCTCTCAGAGGAACAGTACCACGCACTATTCCCGGAATACTTCGTTACTGTCGGAATCCTTAAAACTAAGGAGAAGACAGCTTCAGAAATGGGCACCACCACGATGAAAAGCGGTGACGAATCAACGAACATTATCGACCGTTATACTGGCGAGGACGAAGACAAATATGACAGCGAGGATGAAGAAACATACGACTCTTCCGTTCTTACCCTCGGAAAGACCAAAAAACTTATGCTGGCAAAGATGCTGGCAACACTTAATGGACACCCGGAAACTGTCCCGGACCAAATCGAATCGGCAAAAGGAAAGAAATCCGCTATTTACGAACTGAACCGTATTTTCATCACGGAATTATTCAACTCCCCATATCCCACAATACAGGCGTTGGTCGGCTTCCTTACGCATGACGAACTTCCGCCAGATATGGAATCCCATGACGACGAGCTGTTCATACTCAGACAGAAATACCTTAAAGACAATGCGGAGGACGCAAAAGTATTTGGTGAACGAGACACCAATGTCAAGGCATTCGCTACCGTACTTAGCGAACTCTCAAAGGCCGCACATATGGGCCCAAACGACAGATTGCCGTCACAGAATATCGTCATTTCCAACGGAGCCAATCAATACGTACTGACTGGATTGCCTAGCGTAGTTAACGCAATGGTAGCGCATGCAATCAAGGGACAATACATTGACGGGATAACGGTCACAAGCAAAAATCCTATATACGACGCAATCAACTTCCTCATCAAATCCAATCTGCTCCGCAAAAACGGAAAAACTTACGTACTTGTAACAGACGCAAACCAAATAAACAGTGTCGTAGACTCGCTTCCATGGAAACAGCTCGAAACCCTTCATCACACGATGATGGTAACTGCCCTTCACAACTGTTCGTACCTCTACAAGCAAAACGGCTGGGTTAAAATGACTCCCCAGGAAAGTTCACGGCACGAGTACGAGAAAATCAAGGATGACGCCAAGACTAAGGATGATTTTTACTTCACAGGAAAACTTGTCAAGATTATGGAATCCGTCCAAGGAAATGTCAAACCATATTTTGACGACCTGAGAGACATCAACGATGTTATCGCCCGCATCAAAATGGATTACGGCATAACAAGCGTAGAACCAGCACAAGCCCCGACGGTTGACGAAAACACCCTTTCGGTTAACGACCGTGTAATACAGATGTTCAGCACAGACGATTCTTCGGAAGCTATCGACAGCCTTTCCCAAGATTACTATCTAAGAAGTGTCGAAAGCAAGTACGAGGAAATCGTTGACAAAAAGTGCAAGGAAGTTACCGCCGCACTCAGGCAGAACAAGCACCTTGACGAGGACACCAGAAAAGCCCTTATCAGGAAGTTTGGCCATGTCGGCGGGAAAACCAAGATAATCAACAGGGTATTCGACGGTGTCAAGAAGTCAGCATCAGGTAACGTCGCAGAGAAATTCAACAAGCAGGACGAACAGAGGATGTTCCAGATTGCACAAGATGTAATCCGGCTCTACAACTTCGTCCGAAACGACGTTGAAAAACATAACCCGACGATTGCAAAAGAATTTCCGCAAACCCGCCAGTATGTCCAATCAGCAGACCTCGACACTATGTCAAAGGGCCAGAGCCTAACCGGGAAGAACTATATCGAAAATGGCTCTGCCGTAGACAAAGACTTTTTACTGAACGCATACCTCATTGATGTACTTTTCGAGACCATATACCTCATGACCATCCTCTTCGACCTCCCGGCACGAACCGAGTACAGCGTACAGGATATCATGCAAATGTCCGACGTGTCTGAAATGATACGCTATATCAAGGAAAACATGAATATCGCCATGGAAGGCAACATGGTCTACACTCAGCTCCTGACTGCAATCAAGAGAAAGTCTAACATACTGTTCAATTCTCCGATGTTGAATATAATCATCGCAGTCATGTTGAGCAATCCTGACCTGAAGCAGTTGAGCGTCGGTGAAGCCAACAAGCTTAACGGAAAGAATAGACACTTGACTTCTGGAAAGGTATTGTCAGACATCGCCGCACACCAAATGGCACATGTTACAGCGAATTCGAAAAAAAGAACCCGCTAGAACTGGCGACGGTAATTCTTGAGAAGGCCCTCTGCGGCCTTCTTCTTCTTTTTCTCCAACTGCTGGGCCCGTTTCTCCGCCTTTTCCTTTCGCTTCTGCTTGATGTCGTCAAGCTTCACATCAGCAGCAACCTTACCGTTAAGGTCTTCTATCGTAACTGGAATCTTGTCGGCATTGTAATATTTCATCCTTTCACGGAAATGGCGAACCATGTAGTTCTCGTTGACGTGGTCTCCCAGTGTACGGCCATGAACCATGTATGAAGCGTCATCGACAATATCGTAACAAGTGGCAATTTCCTTGCCCGGACACTTACGGACGATACGTCCAATAGACTGCATAATCATGTACATCGACTTTCCTGGGTCGCCAAACACAAGGTTGTTCAACTGCTTTACATTCACGCCAGCCTGCAAGCACCCGTATGTACCGAGAAGGATGTGGCCATAAGATGTATCCATATCCTGTCTGATAACATTTCGTGCGTTCGCCTTGACATCACCCTTGATGATGCTATACTTAAACTCTGGATGATTTTCCTGCAAGTAAGCCGCAACACGTTCCATCGGCTCGATATTTCGGAACAGGATTACCGTGTTCTGGTCCGTCGTTATCCTCTTCTCGTTGATAAGCATGTCAAGAATATCAAATCGGCTTCGGTTGCCAGTCACGACGGCATACTCCTCATCAAACTTCGAGTAGCAGATTGTCGTTCGGCAATCCAAAGGATATGGCACAAAAAGACCAACCACTCGTGCAGGCGTGATAATGCCTTTCTCGGCTAGTTCCCAAAGGCTGACAATGTGATACTTCTTTCCGAGAGACGACTCTATATAGGCAGCTTCAAGACCCTCATCAGGAATCGTACCCGATACGCCTATCTTAAAGTTTTCTGCCGAGGTGCAATAGTCAAGAATCTGACGCAGCACCGGGCCACGGCATCCTTGACACTCGTCAACAATCACCGCATCAAACCGCTTGAAGAAGGACGGCTCCTTGTTCTGCAGACTCTGCCACGTCGTTATCACAATAGGTTTCAACATGACTTCTTCGCCAAGGTTCAGCTCGGCAAGTTTCTTCTTTTGGGCGGCGGTCAGCTTATCCTTCGAATCGCCATAGATTAGCGTACAGTTGTCGTGCGCCTCGTCCCATGAATAGTCGTCATAGAAGTTCTGCATCAACTGGACTACCAGCCCGGAGTTCGGAACGACAACGGCAATCTTCTTGTGTTCAACCTCGGTCATGTAACGGGCCATCACATAGATTGACAGCGACTTTCCTGATGCAGTACAGGCCTTCAACGAGCCACGACGATGCAGCATGGCTTGATAAATCAATTCAACTTGATGGTCATAGAGGGACAGCTTGAACCCCTTCTTGCGGTCGTGGATGTTCAGCGTGTCGGCATACTTGATGATTTCATCCCTGGTCAGAACAACCTTTGGCGTGAACATCGAGTGAATCCTCGGCGACAACTTGAAGCCGATACCCGGAAACCGTCCTTTGAGCAAGGTGCAAACCCTGGCTATCAGACCGATGGGGATAGTCCGCTCTTCACTCTCATAGAAGTTGACATACTCCTTATGGTATCCATTTTTATACTTTTCCGTGTATGTAGCCTGCTTGTCCTCGTACTTGATGGCACTGTTCAGGTAATTGTAGACCTGTCTGGTTTCAAAGTCATTGCCTTCGTATACGGTGACTTGCGCTAAGTTATCTTTCAAGAAGTCAAAATAAACAATCATAATAAATGGATAAACTAGGGGTGAAATTGATGTTTTTCTAAACTAAAATATCTTTTTTACACCCGAAGTTTATATTTTAATATAAAAAAATGAGAACATATAGTGTTACCTGGAGGCAAAGGAGATAAAATTTCTATGAAACTTTCGTATTGGACGCTTGACAAAACTTCACTTTTATTGTAGCTTTAGCGGCGATGAATTCGAACCTTGAACTTTCTTTACGTATTTTAGACCAGTTTTCCGAAACTGACAGCCGTTACTCTTTCGATAAAATGCTGATTCCTAACAGTATTTTTGACTTCATGATGGCTAAAGCGGAAAATCTCAAAGGTGTGGAAAGGAAAAACTTCGAATTTTTGCTGTATATAGTCAACACGGTATATCGCCGCTACCAGATAGCCTTCAACCTGGCTACCAAGCATAACTGGAAAATCGATATTGACAAGTGGGCAGTCCCCATTTACTCCAAAATCTATGACAGGATACTCGGTTCCAACTACTTGGAATACGTACACATTCTCGAACAATGGGGCATCATTGGCCGTAGCCGTTCCTACATCAAGGGAAGCAAGGATATTCCGGGAAAATGCAAGCATTATTGGTTCACACCCAAGTTTTTAACCTATGTTCAGCGTTATTTGCACACTAGGGCACAGGAAGAAGCCGGAGATATCAAGAAAAGAAAGGGTGGTGTCCGTGTAGTCATGGTGACCAACCCCCGTCTTTATCGAAAATTGGCCGAAAGAGCCGAAGAAGTTCATTCAGAACAAATGAACATGCCTGAAATTAAGGAACTTTACGAAGACTTGACGCATTTTAGCATCGATGAAGACGAAAGTTACGATATTTTGGGCAATCTTGTCGATAGCGGTTCGATTCCCGTCGAAAGATTGACCTCTGAAATGAACAAAGTCAAGCTTTTCAATAGCTACACGACCGATAAATACGCTCTTTACTGCAAACGTGACCCGTATGGCCGTGTTCATACTAACATCACCCAGTTGAAAAAAGAGGTTAGAAAGAGCTGCATCTACTGTGATGGCAAGCCGACGGTCGAAATCGACATCAAGAGTTCTCAGGGTGCATTCTTGTATCGTGTTCTTGACCGATACATTTCTAATTTTGATGGCCGAGAACATATTGTGATTTCTCCTAAGGGAGAGAATTCGGAAGCCTACTGGAATTCCTTTGAGGAAGACGAATGCATCTCGGCATTCCACTCCGAATTGGATAGATACAGAAATCTGCTTGTTTCTGGTGGTTTGTATGAATACTTCCTTAACTATGTAAACAAAACTTTGCATACGAATGTAGACCGTAATAAGGTAAAGAAAGAATTCCTTACATGCCTTTTCTGCGGACGTTTCTATTCTAAGAAAAAGCATAAGCTTGTCGAAGCCATTCAGAAGCTCTGGAAGGAAGCATTCCCTAACCTCTACAAGGCAATCCAGATTATCAAGCGTGGGCACTACTCTGAGTTGGCCCATGAGCTGCAACGTACTGAAAGCCACCTCATTTTCAGCGTGGTTTATCGCAGAATCAAGGACGAATTGCATTGCCCTGTTTGTACCGTACACGATAGCATCATAGTGTCCTCCGATGTTGCTACCCGTGCCAAGCAAATCTTCGACGACGCTTTGAAGGAATTGGAAATCCCTACCTTTACCGAGCAGGAACAGATGGAAGCAACGATTGAAGACACCTTTATTGCTGACAAGACCTTGACAACCAAGATTTAATAAACTATATTTGTGGAAAAAGGACTAATATCATGGATATCCAATACTTCAAAAACCCTAACATGAACGTGCTCAACTGCACACACTATGACCTTGATGGAGTGGGGTCCCATCTTATCATCAAGACAATCTTTCCTAACGCAAAGTACGCCAAGATGTACTACGGCAAGGATAATGACCTCTTGACATTCAACACTATTCCTAACAAGGAACAGTACAACGCCATCATCTTTACCGATTATACGCCAGTAAAATTCATGGACAGTGTTCGTGCAACTGGCATTCCTACCATGGTTCTTGACCACCATGCTAGCGCATCTGATTTCAACGACCCGGCTAATGCAATCATTATCGACAAGTCTGCTTGCGGCGCCCGTCTTGCCTATGATTTCTACCGTGATGTCAAGGATATTTCCCACCTCGAAGAACTCATCAATTATATCGACACGTTTGACCGTTGGATTAGAACCGATAAGGCACGATTCGAACATGCATACAAGATGAACATGCTGTTCAAGGACAAGTACAAGCTCAATTTCGATGCTTGGATTGAAGCCTACAAGGATGGCCATACCGAATTCACGGAAGATGAAATTGCTTTCCTCAACCAGATTGACAGTGAAGTTGAACAGACATACAATAATCTGCAGTTTACAGACCTTCCTGGTGGCGGTGTATTGACCCGTTGCGACAAGCATTCGACAGAAGTCGGTATTCGTATTCAGGACAGCGAAAAGTATAACTACTGGATTAACATCTATAATAACAAGCGTGAAAACAAAATCGGTTTGATGTTCCGTGGATATAACCCGAACATTTCCTTTGACAAGTTTGCTAGAAAGATTGAAATTCATGTTCCTGGCTCGAACATGGGTGGACACGGACTGTCATGTGGAGGCAAGGCCGATAATGAGACTGATGCAATGCGAATGGTCGCCATGTCAATCCCGTACATTCAGCAGCAGATTGACGGCACCTTTGTACAGGACGAAGAAATGCTGAGTAAGCCTGACGAAATATAAACTCTTGGTGCAAAAACCCAAGCAGTCAACATGAAAATTCTACAAATCAGGACGGTGCTTGCAACCGTCCTTCTTTCTTTATGTATCGGCCAGGTTTATGCCTGGTCTCTTCTATCCAACGCTGTCAACTCGGTTCTAAACCACGACATGTCGTTCGCCTTCTCTCTTGCCATCCTGTTCCTCGGCCTGTCTGCAGCTTTCATGGGAAAGTTCGTGGAAAGAAACCCGAAGGCGACCTACATCATGTCCGTGATTTTCTTCGTTGCCGGATTCCTCCTAAGTGGATTCGCTTGCAGCGTAGGAAGCGTCGGGATGTTCTATGCATCGTATGGCGTACTCTTCGGATGCGCATGCGGTCTCGGGTATGTAGCCCCAATCAAGACGCTGATGCTCTACTTCCGTCATAACAAGGCTGTCGCATCTGCCATTGCCATCCTATCGTTCGGGTTGGCAAAGTCTGTTGCAAGTCCGCTGTACACATACCTTACCTCAACCTATGCTATCGACCAAGTGTTCTATCTCCTTGCTCTAATCTATACTGTTCCGCTTATCGTGACATCGTTCCTGTTCAGGAAGTTCCCGGTCAATTACAAACCACCTATGGTCGAGACAATCGATATCGGAAAGACGGTTAGAACATTGCCTTACATTTCAATCTGGTTGTTCTTCTTCCTCAACATCGCTTGCGGCCTAGCCTTCATCAGTCAGGAAGCTCAACTATATTCCCACTATGGCGTGGCAATCGGGATGGCAACCTTGCTGTGTACATTGAGTGCTGTTTTCAATGCTGGCGGGCGTTTTGGGTTTGCTTGGATTAGCGACAAGTTCGGTCGATACGTTCCGTACATCATCCTGTTCGCATTGAGTTCCCTGCTGTGCTTGATTAACTTTGGATTTGCTGGACTGGGCCTGTTCGTTGTCAGCGTCATGCTCATCAACGCTTGTTATGGCGGAGGTTTCTCCGCTTTGCCTGCACTGCTCGCAAGCAAGTACGGGATAACGAATACATCAACCATCCATTCTCTGACATTGAGCGCTTGGGGTATTGCAGGAATTGCTTCACTCTTCTTGAAGCAGCTCCCGGTTGATACCTTGTTCATCACATGCTTCATACTGTATGGCTTCAACCTTCTGTTGCTGTACCTGAGCAAACGATAAACTATATGTAATTATGAATGACTTACTGAAAACCTATAAGACGTTTGTCGATTCGGTCTATGCCAACTTTGGCAAGGCTGCTGCAAAACCCATTATCAGAGAAGGGTTCAAAGCGTTATGTGAAGCTATTGACGATAACATGGTCAAGCTGGTCGAGTACCTAAATCAACCAGCTGCTACGCCAATACATAACTCTGATGGCGTTCTGATGACAGGGCGTAAGGCTTTCAACTACTTCGAGAACGCCTCTATAAAAGAAGGAATGTGGGGTGTTCATTTTACCTACCTAGAACCATTCTATTATATATTGGAAGAGGGGTTTTCTAACGGAACGACTAATTTGGACCAACTTGCCTATACAGGAAACTACGAAGGTGGGCGAGGAAAGGATGGATGGTTCTTTGCACTTCCATTAGATAGCAAATACTTGAAGTCGTATGACATGGGTTACGGTGACTACGGGTTCCTTATAAAGACTGATTGCGTATTGGTTGACCACTTGGGCGATGGTGATACTGAGATGTTGTTCCGTGGCAGTGATGTAATTGAAATGATACCTTTCTATTACGACGAAGACTCCGAGATGTGGATATCAAAGTCCGACGGGGCTGAATACGCTACTCTTGAAGAGTTAATCGCTAAGTACGCCAAATAAGTGGATTGTTACCTGTTTTCAGCCGACCTGCAATAGTGGTCGGCTTTTTTGTTGCTGGAATAATATATTTTAAGCTAGAATAAAGATTGGAGGAAACCGATATGGTATCGGCTGGCCTTTTGATAACAGACGGCGAGAAGTTCCTTGTGGAGCTGCCGTTGCACCAGACTCCTGGTGAACACCATTTTGATTTGCCCAAGGGTCACGTCGAGGATTTCGACAGTGACTTTAGGGGCACTGCGTTTAGAGAAGCTAAGGAAGAGACTGGTTACGATTTTGACTCTTATAAGGACCGTGCATACGCATTGTGTAATGAACCTGTCAGCTACATCAAGGGCAAGCAGATTGTCCTGTACCGTCTCGACCTGACGAAAGAAGAGATGCCTAGTATCGGCGAGTACAAGTGCCAGAGTTTCTTCCCGGACAAGAGGACGGGCAAGAATGTTCCTGAGGTTATTGGCTATGCCTACAAGCCGCTTTCCGAAATCAGGAAGTGGCTCTTCAAGGGTTATAGCCGCACGTTTGACAGGCTCGGTATTTTCAAGGAAGGATAATGTCACTGTTTGAAGTCATCGTCTATTCGCTCGGGATATTCCCCATGCTCCTTGTACTCGGAATGATTGCGAGGGAGTGGTGGGTGTTCCGTAAGAATAGGGTTAAGGGAAGCTCTAAGACCAAGGGCGAGCCGCCTACACCAGTTCTCCCGAAGGCAGAGTTAGCAAAGTCTGATTTCGATGACATAGCGAAGAAAAAGCGGGAGGTCGAACTCGCCGCAGAGATACGCCGCATCCTTGCCAAGTCGGTTACACGTCAGGGCGAAGGTGAATACGACTTCGACGCAAACAAGCTTACCGCAGTTGAATACCAGCTTCTTTTGAACTATGCCAAATCCCGCAAGGAGGAACTTAATTCCTATGTGGAGATGTGCAACAAGATAAGTGAAGAACCCGAAGCTGATTGCAGCGAGGAAATGAAATTGATTTACGGAAACATCGGCCTTATCGAATTGGCTAAATTCGTCGAGGCTTTCTCTGACAAAGCAAATCGTTGGTAATGGAGGCAAAAATGAACAACGATAAATACCTAAACATAATGGAATTCCTGGCAAAGGCGCTTTATGATGTCGGTGCCACGGTAAAGCATATCTACAAGGAAGAGCATCCTGCGATTCCGCCTATCCCGACGACGCCGCAGCCAGTGCCGCCTAGTCCGCCTAGGTACACTGTCGAACAGGAAATCCCTTTCCCGCCAGCGCCGAATTGCCCGCCACCCGTGGTGGTCAGACAGCCAGAACGCTATGGTGGTCTTGGTTTCAAACCGCTTATGAAGCCGAAGGAACCCTGGTTTGATAAGCAACGTCCGATACCTGGCCCGAACCAGTTCTGCAACATGCAGGACTACACCTTCCAGCAGTTGAACGGTAATGTCCCGGCGGAAGCTACCATCTTGGCTGACCCGTTCATGAAACCGAACCAGAAAGTGAATCTTGAATCGAATCCCGATTATTTTGGCTTTGACCATAACAAGAACACCCCAATACGGATGAAAACCATGGTTGACACCGCTGATGGACACCCAGAGCCGATTGGCAATCTGATTAAGGAACACCCGGCGGCTCTTGACGCAGCTAAAACCAATGTGCAGAAGATGAATCCATCCCTCGGTATTTGTCAGAACCTGAGCAACGGTAAGATAGAACGGGAAATCGAGTCCCTTACCAAAGCGTTGAACGATATGACTCTTATGGGCAAACCGGGTTCTATGAGCGAGGTGTCCAATAAGCTCGTCGGCCTAACTTTTGCTCGTACCTATCTCAACTTCCTGCCGAATGAAACTGGAAAGAAATTCATTGTTAACGAACTCAAAGATAATCCAGTTGCACTCAAGGCTTTCAACGATGCCGTCGACGAGAATGAAGGAATGAGAGCTAAGGCTATTGCTGAGCGTCAATATGAAAGTCAACGTGTCATGTCGCAACGTGGTATCAGTATCGGAAAGGATTTAAAAGCCTCGATGGACAATTTCTATAGCCCTAAGCCAGATGAACTTATGGCTAAGCAGGTAGACTTTCCGACAACTCCGCAAGACTTAATCAAAGCTGCCATGACAAAAAAATACCTGAAAAGCATCGACGCAAAGAAAACCGTAGGTAAAATGACCGATATGCTGGATACATGCAACAACTTGGCTAAATCTCCCGCAATACCTGGAAACGAGGCAATGAAGGAAGCCGAAATGTCGCTGACCGAGGAAAACTTGAAGAAGGATGCATCGGAGATAAAGGCAGATGACCGTCCAGTAATACCTGAAAAAGAGGAAACTCCCGATGCTCCGGCTGAACAGCCGAAAGAAAACGTCAAGGAAAAGAAATTGAAAGCGAAAGCTAAGGAACAGAAAACATTAGCCAATTCTAACAAGGAGTAAAAAATGGCAACGAAGAAAACGAAGACCTATAACTTTGGAAAAGCACTTGAAGCCTTGAAGGGCGGTAAAACTATCCGTCGTCAGGGTTGGAACGGAGTCGGTATCTTTATCGCTCTCCAAGTTCCCGATAAGAAGTCCAAGATGAGCCAGCCGTACCTCTACATCGACACCCTCGGTTTGCAGACGACAAACCCGAAGGCTCCGAAGGGTCGTGTACCGTGGGCACCGAGCCAGACTGACCTGCTTGCCGAAGACTGGGAAATCATCAAGTAGGAATTTTCCCCACACAAATAAAGCCTCCGTGTTACACGGGGGCTTTTCTGATGTTTCACGTGGAACAATTTTAGAACTTGATACCTTCCCTCTTGAAGGTCTTGTCAAACTCTGGCCATAGCCACTTGCCTATTTCCTTCAATGGAAGATATTCGTAGGAGCATGCTTCTGGCATTGCGGCGTTCTTCTTAGGGTCATGGAAGTATGACTTGCAGGAATAAGATGTCAACGGTGGAAGCTCTTTCAGATTTATCCTGTAAAGCATCAGGTTGTTTCCTTTACGGAATGGCACCTGCTTGCGGAAAATTCCCTTGGCATCGTTGTAATACTTATGCCAGTTGTACCCGGTTTCTTCCAACGCTTCCCTGAATGCGGCATCTTTTACACTTTCGCCATCGTTCTCGACGTGGCCTTTCGGTAGGTCATACTGGTGTGGCTTTCCCTTCTTGTTTCCTGTCGGAAGTTCTGCAAGGAATACTTCACCATCGGTGATGAGAAGTCCAGACGAGCATGACGGATGTTCCTCATTGTTTCTCGGGTCTGCAAATTCAAGCAGGGTCTTGGCTAAATCCTTGACAGCTTCAAACTGTGCCTTTGATGCAAGTATATGCTTGGCTGACTCGTTGAATGTATCTATGACATATTGTGGGGTCATTTTAGGTCACATGTTAAATCTAATGATAGTTTATATTCCAAAAAAGACTAAAAAAGGAGCCTGCCTTGCGGCAAGCTCCCTTTCAGTTCCGTTTAAGGAATTCGAGTGATTACCACTCTTCTTCCTTAGCAGCCGTACCGAACGGACGGTCGAGCGTGTGGCCAGCCTTGTCTGCAACACCAACGGTGTCGAGAGTTACGCCCACAGTCGGACCTTCGTTAGATTCCCACGGGATGTCACCAGTGAAGGAAACACCGAGGAGGTCGTTGTTCACGAAGCGAACAACACGGTAGAACAAGCCGCAACCGAGCAAGTTGCTGACAATGGCGTAACGGCTCTTCACGATGAGACGTGGGCTTCCGTCTTCCTGTCCTGCAGTCTTGCAG